ACCAACTAATGGAGAAGATGGGTCAGGAGATCCTGTCTCTCCTACTGGAAAGGAAAAACCTAACTATGATGATTTTATTGATGTAAAAAGTAAAACATCAGTAAAAGATTTAAAAGTAGGTGATACTATCTTTGCTACTATTAATAGTAGTATTAAAGATAAGGAAGGAAAACCTATACGAGTAAATCCTACAGGATTTTTTCTTGTTGTTGCTGTAGATAAGAATGTAACAAAAGGAGAATACAAATTCACATTGCGTAGTGAAAGTGGAACTGAATATAAAACTTCTAAATCAGGTATCCAGTTACGTAGTTATAGTGATTTACAGTCTAAACTCGAAGAATTGAAAAAAGCTATGGAAGAAGCTGAGAAGCAGGAAGAAGAAAGAATGAAGAAAGAGGAAGAAAAGCGTAAAGCAGAGGAAGAATTTAAAGCAAAAGCTATTGACTTTGCTAAGCTTGAACCTGAAGAAAAACTACTTAAGACTATCGAATCTGGTGTAACAAATATCTGGATGGTAGGGCCAGCAGGTTGTGGTAAATCAACCATTGCTCGTAATGTAGCAAAACAACTTAATCTTCCTTACTTGTGTATTTCTTGTGGTATCGGTACTTCTGCAACTGAGTTTGTAGGATATAAGTATCCGGAACGAGAAAGTACGAAATTCAGCGAGTATTATAATAAACCGTCTGTAATTCTTATTGACGAGTTTACTGCATTGGATCCTGCTGTAGCACAGGTATGTAATGCCGCTCTAGCGAATGGTGAAATTGAGACTACAACAGGTCTTGTTCATCGTCATCCGGAGTGCATTATTATTGCTACTTCAAATACATTTGGTAATGGTGCTGATCGTCAGTATGTAGCTAATAACCAGTTAGATGCATCAACTATTGACCGATTTGTTGGAGGTATTATTGATGTTAATTACTCTGACAAGTTTGAATCTCAATATGATGAAGAGGTTGTTAGTTATGTTAACTCACTTCGTTGCATCATTAAAGATGAACAGTTACGCCGTATTGCTTCTACTCGTATGATTCAAGCAGGTCATACAATGAAGAATAACTATTTTGCTGATTGGAAAGACCGATTAATTATTAACTGGTCTGATAATGAAAAACGAATTGTGTTTGATCGTTTAAACAATCCACTATCAACTAATGATCGTTATCAAGTTAAATATGCAGCATAATGAATTTATCTATTAAGTTACCAAGTGTAGAACAGTTCTATATTGAAGCCGACAAAGTTGAAGAAACCGGTCGACTGAATATATGGGAAGAAACGGATGGACGAAACGATCCAGAATGGGTAGGTCTATCTAGAGAAAAGATTCTAGAAAGTAAGTTTTCTTACAAAGAAGGTCTAGATAATCTTAAGAAAATCGAAGAAGATTTATTCCTTGGAGGTTCAAGAAAGAAATATAAGTATGACGAATTTGATGGCGATGATATGAATTATGATCGGTTCTTAGAACAGATGCCTGCCATGAAAAAACGTATACGAAATCACGGTGCTGGACAAGGTAAGTTTATTAATTTACATGTCTGTATCTGTGAAAACGCATGGTGTAGCTCTGAATCATTAATGATTAGAGCTTATACAGTAATGCGACTTGTTGATTACCTTGAAGATCAAGGTTATAGAATTGGTGTATCAGTATACACTGATACTAATAATGTTGGTTCGTATAGAGGTGAAAAGATTAATTTATTACATGTAGAAGTAATGGTAAAGAAGCCAGAGGAAACTCTGATTAGACCATTAATTCTAACTTCTGTATCTTCATGGATGTTTAGATTCTGGATGTTTAAATTCAGAGCTGCTAAATTCTATGTAGATCCCTGTATGGGAGCATCTGCTTCAGTTAAATATACAGAAACCAAACAAGATATTTATATCGGTAGAGGTGAATGTTTAACTACAGGAGATGCTGCACACAAACTGCGGATGATTTCCCGTTTGTTTAATGATGATGTAGAGGAAGAGGATTAAGATATTTTTTAGATTAGCGCGTTAATCGACTAACTATACGCAAGTGTGATAGCGAGTATAACTAATCATGTTCAATCGAGCGTGCTCACGCCGTACACGTGTAGACCAAGAGTTGCGATGTTAGTTATATTAATCATTGGATTAATGATTGCACAGGTTAGATTCCTGTTAGTTAGTTTAGGTATGCAGAGATTGGTTTCTCTGCATATCACATTAAAGTAGAACCTATGTACGACAAAAAAAGAGTAAAACTACCTACTAATATTACTTTAGATTATATACTGTCTAAAGTAACTGAGTATGACATATATGCTCAGTATATTGGTAGCTTTAAAGTAGGTATGATCTATAATAGCCCATTTAGAAAGGATAAGAATCCTTCATTTGGTATATATTATAGTAAGCGTACTAAACAACTCTTATTTAAGGATCATGGAACAGGTGAATGTGGTAATGTAATAAAGTTTGTTTCATTGTATACCGGTATTACAGATTACAATGAAATCCTAAAGGATATAGTAGACAAACTAAAGATTACTAACAAAACAAAACTCGTTAGCTCTAAGCAATATATACCGTCAACAGAGACAGTAATTGGTATCGTAAGGCAAGACTTTACACAAATAGATATCAATTACTGGGCTCAGTTTAATATTTCTCTAGATACACTAAAGAAATATGATGTATTTAGTATTAAATACTATTTATGTAACGGTATTGTTAAAGGAGTTTACAAGAATGAAAATCCTATGTATGCCTATAAGGTATATAACAACTTTAAGATATATAGACCATTAGGAGATAAGTATACGAAATGGCGTAATAACTTAACCGAAATGGATATTCAAGGTTTTAAACAATTACCAGATTCTGGTGATATACTGTTTATTACTAAGAGTATGAAGGATGTAATGTGTTTGCATGAAATGGGATATAGTGCTATATCTCCATCAAGTGAATCTACATTTATACCTAGTGTAGTCTTAGAGGACCTAAAGAAGCGATTTAAGCGCATTATCGTACTATTTGATAGAGATATTGCAGGATGTAGAAATACTATCAAAATACGAAACAAATATAAAGTCAATGCGTTATTTATTAATAAAAAGTTTAAGGCAAAAGATATATCTGATGCTATTAAATTAAATGATTTTAACACAATAAAAAAATGGTTAGATGAAGAAGTTAATAAAGAACGAAATAGATGAAGTATTTGTGCCAATTAAGAATTATGAAACAAGATATTTAATTTCTAATAAAGGAAGAGTATATTCTATAATTAAATCTATTATACTTAAACCGAAAATAGAAAGAAATTATTATCGTGTTCAATTATTCAATGGAAAAATGTATAAACATTTTTTCATACATCGTTTAGTAGCTACTAATTTTATACCTAATAGGAATAATTTTCTAGAAGTAAACCATAAAGATGAAAACAAGTTGAATAATTGCGTTGACAATCTAGAGTGGTGTACAAAGAAATATAATATAAATTACGGTACAGCAATTTATAGATCTGCAAATAATAGAGGAAAAAAAATTATACAATTAGATAAAAATAATAATTTTATAAATTCCTATAATTCTCTAATGGATGCAGAAAGAATAACAGGTATTTCAAATGGAAATATTAATGCTTGTTGCAAAGGAAAACGCAAAACCGCAGGTGGTTATATCTGGAAATATTCACTCTAAAGATGTCTCTGATTCTATTAAGAGTACATCATTCCAAGAAGTTAGCCAGTGGCTAGATAAAGAACTAAAAAAGAAAAAAATATGATGGCATTTATTTTATACTTAACCTTAGCAGCATTTCTGTTAGCGTTACTTGAGATTTTTGTGTTTGTTCCTCTTATTATTCGGTTCTTTCCGAAATTATATTTAGCATATATGCTATCTTCACTCCAAGAAGATACTCGGCGTGTAGCTAAGGCAATTAATAATATTGCTAAAAAGGAACCGGAATACCTTATTCACAAAAATATTTCATACACTCACATTAGTTATGAATAAAAGTAAGAAGAAATCGTAGGGAAAAGTACGTAATGCTACTCCAAATATATACGATGGTATAAAGTTTAGAAGTAAACTCGAAACTTATACCTACAAAAAGCTTAAAGAAGCCGGAATAGATGCAGAATATGAATCTACTCACTTTGAGCTTATTCCAAAGTTTGAATATAATGGAGAAAAGGTAAGAGCTATGACTTATCTTCCTGACTTTGTTGGGAAAAACTTTATCATAGAATGTAAAGGTCTTGTAACGGATAGTTTTCCGTTAAGATGGAAGATCTTTAAGTATTATTTAAAACAAGAAAACAAGGACTATAAGTTGTTTTTAGTCCGTAATCAGAAACAAGTTGACGAGATGGTCAACGAACTTTCAAAAAAATAACAAATTATGGCAGAATTTATTAAACTAGGTGATAAGATTATTAGTAAACCCAAAGGATTAGATTATGAATTAGAGCATGGCAAAGTCTATAATCTAAAGTATAATCGGTATGAAGGTATGTCTTACTTTGAAGAGGATGGTTCACTAAACTTGCCTTCTAAAGTGTATTCTACAGATGAAGATAAAGTCTTCATCAAACGTGTAAATACTTACTTTGAGAAAACTGATAAATTATCAACTGGTGTAATGCTTTCTGGTGTTAAAGGTACCGGAAAGACTGTTATGGCTAAAGTCATTGCACAGAATTCGAATCTACCAGTTATTGTCGTTGATGAAGACTTCCCTACAGGAAGAATCAATGACTTTTTCCGTAAGTTCTCTACTCCAGTAGCAGTTATCTTTGATGAAGTAGATAAACATTGGAATACTGAGGAACTGTTAGGATGGTTAGATGGTGTACAGACTAATGCTAAAAAGCTAGTACTCTTTACTTGTAATAATGAAAATAATATCAGTGAATTCTTGCAGAATCGCTGTTCTCGTATTCGTTATAAGAGACACTTTGAAGCAAACGATAATGCTCGTTTCTTGAAAGAAATCCTTAAAGATAAAGGTATTGCTTTGAACGAAATTGAAAATACTTATAATTTCATTGTTAATAACTTCCGTTTGTTATCTATTGATAACATTCTGTCATTTATCGATGAAAAGCTTATGTTCCCTGAACTGTCTAACACAGTAATTGCTCAGGATATGAATATTGAGCTTAAGAATTCAAAACCGATTGATTCAACTGAAGAAGAAGAAATTCATGATTGTGAAGATACTTCTTATGAAGAAGATGATGATTGTAAAGCTAGTCTTGATGACTACGTAGATGATGATGATGATGCTGAAGATATACCTGTAATTAATTTTGAAGAGTTTTTACAGAATATAAGAATGAATTAAAGTATAGGAATAGGGAGTTTGGTTACTCCCTATTTCACACGTAAACTGAGGAATCAGTTTTTTGAAAGATGAAAAATTGAGAGGTTGAAAAAAATTTAAATTATGAATGTACTACAAAGTATTATTAAAAAGGTAAAGAACCTTGCATCTGAAGTAAAGTTCAGAAGATCGTTGTGTAATTTTCTTAACGAGCAAGAACGTATGTTAGAGGAAGCTAAAGAAGATTTTGAGACTAACATAATCAATGGTGATGCAAAAGGTGCATTTTTTGCATACAGACGCATTAAAATGTGGGAAGAAGAATTAAAGGAAGTTAAAGACTTTAATAACTACATGAACAGTTCTGTTCTTGAAAAATGCGAGGCTGCATAATATGGAAATAATAATTCCTTATTATGAAGATAATACTCGTATTTCGAACTCTGCGATAGGTTGGTTTCTTAATAAGGGGCCTCAATATCTAAGAGATATGCTCGATAATAAAGAGGAAGGACTTAGTGGTAAGTTTCTTGAAAGAGGTACTATGATCCACGAGTACATTTTACAGCCAGAGGAATTCTGGAAAGACTATGAAATACTTGATTTTGATACACCTAAGGCACCTCAGCAGAAGACCTTCTGCGAATGCTATGCTAATCTATTGTCTACAGAACCACTAGAATCAGTAGACACTTTAAAGATTAAAGCATATAGGAGCTCTTATAGTAACAGTAAAAAGGATGAAGTTGTATTAGATGATGCTACTAAATTAGTAGATACTTATACTAACTATATAAAATATCTTAGAACTAGAAACTTTAAGAATATTATATCCTTTACAGATTTGAATATGTTGAAGAACATTAAATCAAATCTAGAAAATCATGTAGCAGCTAAGGAATTATTATGGCCAGAAGATGTAGAAAGTCATAATGAATTTCACATTAACTGGACACATCCGTCTTCAGGAATAGACTGTAAATCTCTTATTGATAGAGTTATATTAGATCATAAGAATAAAGTAGTTACTCTTATTGACCTTAAAACTACTTCAGATGCTTTTAACTTTAAGCATTCTGTAGAAGAGTACGATTATTATAGGCAGCTTGAATTTTACTTTGAAGCTCTAGATTGGTATTTTACTAATGAACTAGATATTGATATGTCTGAATATGAAAAGAAGGCATATATAATAGCTATTCAAACAAATGGTAATAATCAAATTAGAGTGTTCAATATGTTGAACCCTGAGGAGTTATCCAAAAGGTCAGAAGTAATATCAGACGCTTTAAAAGGAATATCATATCATATCAATTCTGGTAATTGGGAACATACTCGTGAATACTACGAGAATGACGGAATTGAGGAACTTAAATAAAACTGCAATGTTTATGTCGCAGTTGATTATGGATAATAATGAATTACTTGAATGTCCTATGTTTGTTAACATGTACAATGAAAGTAAAGACTACCCGTGGTTTGAGAATCATTTATTTATCCTATTTAAGTGTAATACCATAAAACAAGTAGATCAACTAGATCAAATGTTAGAAAGAAATAGAAATTTCTATAATAGATATTCTATTAGGATAGACGGAGTCTTTTATGACTTGGCTATCTTTACTGTTCCAATGTGTTTTAGACATGAATTTAAAGCACTTAAGAATAGTGGTAATAGATGTCTTACTCCAAAACATAAAGTCGCAATCTTTAAGTTATGGAAGTATTCTGACAGAATTGATATAGAAGACTACATCTATGACATTTCCTATTCAGGTAAATGCATAGAAACTGTCCCATTAAAGGACGTTCTAGAGCCTAGTTATACTAAGTTTCTAGAAGAAATTTAAATTAAACATATCACAGTTAACATAGCAATGAAAAAGGCTACCGTCCGTGAGGATAGTAGCCTTTACTTTTATTTATCAATTTGTGTCTAGAAGTATCTTCGCTTAATAGCTGGATCTTGAAGTTCCCATACATTCTTAAATGGTGTTAGTTTAAGTAATGACTTTTCTAGTTTAGTCCATCCTTTATATGGACCATACTTAGATACTTTATCTCCATTATTAAACAAGTATATAGGATAGTTAATTACAGTAGATATATTATCTGTCATACTAAATATAGCAGATGGAGATTTAACTGTATTTACAATATCTAATACATTATACGGAGCTCCTGCTTCGAACTTAGACCTAACTACAAGTAATGCACATAATTGTTTCAACCAATTATCTTTATCATCATCTGCTTCTGCTGATAATGCCGTAGAGATTAATGGATATGCTACAAATAATAATGGTAATTCTGTCATTATTTGCTTTAGATTAGCTCTATCAGAAGCATCTAGACTTTCTAATATTTGTTTTTTTTGACCCCAATCTTTTAATAGCATTTTAGCTACTCTATATGGTGTTCTATAAAGAGCTTCTCTAGTAGTTCCTGTATTATAGTCATAGTGTTTTTTCATAGTAAGTCTTTCCTATATCAGATTAGGAAGATACTGCCTATGCATCATACATAATGCACCCCAAGCATTTGCTTGCATCTATGTTCTCTGTAATGGAGTTAACATACCATCTGCTGTAGCTGCCATAGTGGCTGCGGTGTTTTTAATTACAAACTTCTTAGCTTCAAATGCTTTAGCATACTTAGGATCTACTTTAATTATACCATTTTCTACATTTACTACATCATAAGAAGTAGGTAATGTACTCCAAACAGCTTTTCCTTCTGTTTCATTGTTTTTATAGTTCTACATGAACTATTCCATTGTCAGAAATTCGCCATTGAAGTACCTAAAGTTTAACATAACGGAATTTAGGATGGTACCTTTAATTATAAAATCAGACATAGAGTAAATTCCGAATGCCCAATCTCGTTTAGCTACTTTTACCGCTCTATTAAGATTTGATTCCTTAAACAATCTATCTTGTTCAGTACCAATCTCAAAGTATTCCATTAGATTAATATACTTATTATTAATATTATTAGCGCCTATATTCCACGCAGATTTATGAAGATTAGTTATAGTGTTTTTCCAAGCGTGCATATAATTACCCATGTTGAAATACCTACCTTGCACAGCCATCATGAAAGAAGTATGTAAAGCAGTAATAAAACCTACAGAAGCACTAACGAAATTCAAACCCAAGTTGATAGTGGTTCCCCAATTCTTCAGTTTTGAAAGTAACTTAGATAAATTATACTGTTTGCCTTTTATAGTAAAAAAGTTACCTTTAGTAAGCTCTCCATATACTTGCATATCTATAAAGTTCTTAGCAAACTCGTATACACGCGTTTCTGTACCTTTTTTAGGGTCCTGTTTCTACAATAACCATTTCTTTGCTCTATCCATAGTAGTATTAGTACCAGTAAAGTTTCTTAAACCTAATTGATTCTTTATAATCTCAAGGTCTGGAGCAATTGCTGTCTTCTACTTGAAATTCTCTGCCATTTTATAGTAAGAAACAACAGCTCCTACTAAGTCATTAGTCATTGTAGTTACATCATCTAAATCTTTAATATAGTAAGTAGGAACCATGCGTAATGGAGATCCGTCAGGTCTAGTTGTTATCTTTTCCGGAGCAAAACCAACGTCATCAGAATTAGCTACAAAGGAATCTTCCGTATACTTTAACATACCTTTAATCAGATTGTCCTAACTCTTTACAAACTGATACATACTACCACTAATCTGCGGTAATTTGTATGGATCATTCTTTGTTAAGAATGGTAATTTTTCATTGGATTCGTGCATAGTCTCTAATATAGCAGAATATAGAGCTTTCAAATCTTTGTCTTTCATTAGTTCAGCGAACTGCTTTTCATTACCATATAAAGAAGATTTAGGCTGATAGTATTCATCTGAATTTTCATTATAATTCTTATTATAGAATTGTGAATCTTCAGATAATTCTGAGAATGCTCTACTAGGTACTATATGAATATACTCTTCATTAAGTGGTACAATGGTAGTATAGTAAGAATTAGGTATTGCCTTACCTTCAGCAGTATACGTATGATGTTGAGCTTCCCAAGAAGCATAATAACCAGGATTTGTAGCCTCTTTAGCCATCGCTTCCTTTTTATCTCTCTTATACTGCCAAGTAGTTACGGTTTTAGCAATATCTTTAAACTGTAATTCACCTTTCTTACCTGATTTTTTAGTTTTCCTTCTAATTCTACGTAAATCTTTATCAAGAGCCTTGAGTGTTTTTACTACTTCACGAGACATTAAGTGAGTATTAGGAGTACCAGTTCTTTCATCTCTATAAGTATTAAGTATTTCTCTCTTTACTTCTTGAATTCTAGCATACTCTTCACCATATTCTCGTCTTTGTATCTTCTTTAATTGTTCCCAGAATTTAGGATCTATTTCTACTCTAGTATTTCTTTGTTCCCACTTCTTGAATTCTTCTTCTGATAAAGTTCTTTTCTTTTCAGCTTTTACTTCATCAAATTTCTTTTGATTTACTTTATATTCTAAAGCTCCGCTAAGTTGCTTATTTAAATCCTGTAATTCAAGAGCTATCTATAATTCAATATCTTGTTTCTTTGCTCCACTAGGATAGTAAATAGAAGCTAATTGCTTCTTCTAAACATAGTATCCTTGTAACTGATCCCATTCTGCATCGCTTAGTTTCTCCAAATTTACATTACCGTGCTTGTCTCTTACTTTATCTAATAAAGTATAGATCTTAAATTGGATAGCGTCTCTAGCGGCAATAGTTTCATCACTAAGGCTATTAAATAAATTATAGTATTCTGCTGTAAATCTTCTTTCACAGTGGTCTTCAAGCCACGCATTCTTTTCGGCATTAAATTGCTTTCTTACATTGATATCATCTGGCACTTGTCTATCTTCAGATACATTGTATCTAGCCTTAAGAGCTTTCATAAAGTCTTTAAACTCAGCTCTAAACTATCCATACTTTTTATCTCTAACTAAATAACCTGTCTTCTTTCCTTTAGAGTCAGTTTCAAATAGTTTCAACTGCTTAGTGCCTACTTTATCAAGTAACTTTAATAGCTTTCTACCTTTAATATAAGTGTTTTCAGCAATTTTATCCTCTGCTCTCTGTACTATATTAAACATTACTCTAAGAGCTTCATCAGACATCTTATCTCCAGCGCCAATAAGTCTTACTAACATAGACATATCATTAGCAGTAGAAGTAAGCTAAGTATTAACATAGTTACGTATAGTATTAGATCCGGCATCAATGCCTCGCATTAATAATGTCTTTGCAGCATGGTCTGTTATTACGTCATTTAAGGCTGTTTGAGCGTATCCAAACATCTCTTGGATCTACTTTACCTAAGCTTTAAGATCGTCGAATTCCTGAGCTCCTAGTAAGTCTCTGTATCTATCTGAGTTGAATAATTCAGCAGCAATTTCATTACTAAGTGTATTATACATTCCATAGTAGTCCTGCTGAAATTGGATAAGCTGATTGTTACTCAATCCACTGTCTTTACCTTCAGTAATATTCTTCTAAGCTCTAAGTATAAGACCAATAGGACTTTCCATATTAGACCATACATCTTTGATAAAGAATACTATATTCTCAAGATCTGATACGGTTTTGTTTTCTAAGTTATTTAGCTGGTATTCTAATGAAGTGATTATAGCAGACTTATTAGGTATATTTCTATTACTAATTGCCTTAATTCTTTGTTTAACTCCATCTCTAATTCTTTGTCTTAGATTAGTTGTAACATTTGAAAAGTCATATCTGTTAGCTCTAAAGTTATTCAAAGCTTCTTGTGCTTTATTTATGTTTACTTCATTGAATTTTAATGCTTCTGGAGAGAATACACCGTCAAATAGGTTAGGAGAATTAGATATGAATCTACCACTATTGTCTACGGATTTCACATTTGTTGGATCTGATATTACATATATATCTTGATTCTCTTCCTAATTATCATCTATTCCGCGAAATATTGCTATATCTACTTCTTCGGCAGCTCTATTAATAGTTGGTGTAAATCCTTCTCCAGAATTTCTAAGTTCGTCTTTAGTTCCTGTCTTTTCTATTGCTTTTCTAGCATTTAGAAATACAGCGTATTGATATTTTCTATCTAATACAGTTCCTTCTTTTGGTTCTGGATTAGAAGTGAAAAATATTGCTTTTTTAGTTCCACCTTTAACCTTTGTAAAATAGTTATCAAATTCAGTAGAAAATTCTTTTATTTCATCATTACTGTAATGATAAACTATTAACGGCTCTCCATTTTCATCAACTACTTTAGATGATTCTTCTGGATTATTTATCCAATCACCAAACCATTTCTTGAATCCATTACTATATACTTTGGACTTAGCCTAAATAGCCTACATAGTATCTCCATCATACTTTTCCATAAGAGTTTGAAAAAGTATAGAAGGCTCACCATTAGGTGCTCTATCTATGCTATTACCATTATTCATATCCCAGATGGAATATGCGGCATTCATAGCCGCATAATTCACACCTGTTCTTTGTTTCCTTAATTCTCCGTCTTTAAACTCCTCGATGGTCAAAGGTTCACCACCAAGAGCTTCCACTATATCGTTGAAGGAATCTCTTACCTTCTAATTATTTATCTAAGGACAAAACATATTATTTATTTTTAACAATGACTACTAGGATCATCATCTTTTTTAGTTAAATACTCTTCAGTAATATTATCTTCAAACTTAAAGTTTTCAGGTTCTTCTTTAAACATACGATAATCAAGAACTTTGCTTGTTTTCTTTACAGGAGCATCTCCTATTGCTTCTGCAATTGCCAGTCTCTATTCCATCTTATCTTTAAATGCTGGATTTTCAAGTAATCCATAATCACCAAGAGCATTGTTTACATCTCTGTCAACAGCTTTTTGACCTGCATCACTTAACTTATAATCTAATCCTCCTTCAAGGTATTCATTAGGAGTAAATTCAACAATAATATCATCAAACTTAAGACCTTTATAAGATATTGCATAATTTCCTCTTTCGTGTGAATTATAGAAATACATAATCTATTCAGATGTTAATGTTTGTATATTGTTATTATCGAATGCTGACTTTTCATCATAGTTCTTATGATACTCTTGTATAAGCTTACCATTCTATAACGAACCTAATTTAGGTATAGCCATATAAACTGTCTTAGTTTCACCTTTAAGAGGTTTGCTAGGATCATTCTTATCAAATGCTTTCACTTTACCTACTTTGACATAGAGTACGTCGTTCTGTGGATTTCCGTCATAAGACACTTTAACAAAGTCAGAATTACTGTTTTTACTATCCACAAAACTAAGAGCATATTTAACCCCTTTTCTATACTTTTTAGATACTGAGTTAGGAAGTACATCATCTGCAATAATACTACCTACGCCAGATTTAGGAATAGACCTAGTAGGTACAATGGTTTCATTATTCCAGTTATTACGAGCTACTGACAATGAAATAGATGGATAGCTACTTATAGAATGATTGTCTATATCTGTGATTATTTTATCCATTGAGTCACTATTGTTGAGTACCTGAATTACATCTTTTACAGATTCGATATAACCATGTTGCATCTTCCAATCCATTGGAACTAAATGGAAGAATGTATTTACACCCTTATTATCATTAGATGTTAAGTAAGCATATCTAGCAAGGTCATTTGCAAAATTCCTAATACGTTCATCTTTACTATCTAATAGATCAGTAAAGTAAGCGATAAGTCTATTCTCAAAGTTAGAACTATTAGACATTGAAGAGTTCATCAATTGAATTCTATCTGCTGTGCCTTCTACATCTTTATCTGTAGCTGGTACAGGTATCAAATAGTTAAGTAATTCATTAGTGATATTACCTTCAGCATCTACTAATTCAGGATAGCTTGCTGGATTATTCATTATGTTGTGTTTAAGATTAAATAATCTCTTACACATACTCTTATCTCCAAACAACATACTATTGATCTATTCATCGGTAAGATTAAACATTCTCTCTTGTTGATTGTGAGTTCTAAGATATGTCTCTGTAGCATCTGCTACTTGTGTAACTAAGTCTTTATTACCTGTAGATTTACTTCTTACTATTTCATCTCCAGTAATAGGATCTTGAGTATAGGTTTTACCTACTACGCTACCCAATACATAATTGTTTATATTCTTATATTGATAAGTAGCAGTAATAAGTTGTGTTTTAAGAATCTATCTTGGTATAAATACAGCATGCTCTAATTTAGTAGATAAAAATGTATTATTGTAATACTGAAGTAAAGCATTTACTTCTAATGGCTTACCATTTGCATCTGTCATAAAGAAGGAATCCTGTTCTCCAGTTATAAAGTCTTGTACCTGATTGTAGAAATTACTTTCTAGAGCTAAAGTATTACCATACTTCTTAGTATCAATCTGAGATCTCTGAACTAATGTGTTAAGTGTATCAGACATTGGAGTAAGAGTGTTAAATGTTCTAAATACCAATAACTGATTATAGTAATACATAAAGTCTTTTTCACCTTTATTGTTCTTGATTAGATTCTCTTTTAGAATAGATTGATCTAATGCATTTGCAAGTTTTGGAGTATCTTCTTTATTGATCTTCTTGCCAGCATAGAATGCTTTCCAGTTATTTAACATATCAGAATACTGATCTCTCAAATCAGGATCTTCCACTTCTTCTATACTCTTCTGAGCTAAAGATACATAGGTATTATATAATTTATTTATAATATCCTTTTTTCTGTTAGCTATAGAAGTATTAGGATCTACACCATATACACCGTTTGCTTTGAGCATTTCACTTACATAGTCCTTAAGTATCTCTTGAGGCAAGAAATAGAAGGTAGTAGTACCCTTACCAGTTCTAAGTAAGAAGTTAGTCATATTATAAGTAACATCATTAACATTTAATGTCATAATGTACGGGTCTTTAGCAACGTCTACGTGAGCGTTTACCATTGCAGATAACCAGTCCATAATACGATAACCGTCCTGACTAGTGATAGAATCAATCTATTCAAGATTGAACATACTTCCATATGCTCCGAAATCCATCTTTAGACCCATTGCTTGTGTCATAGCATGATTAGTAGAATGCAAAGCAAACGGAGCAATACCCATCTTACCACCAGTATATTCAAACTTCTTTGATAACTGATATGACGGTAATGCTTCATAGAAAGGAGCGGCTTCGGCATTTGATGCAGCCTGTACTATAGGAAGAATATCTTTCTTCAGAATGTTAGTAAGGTTATCAAGAGGAGCTCTGGTTTCATCAATATTACTATCGTCAGATATAACTAAGTTATACATGTCTAACAGTCTATTTACTAATGCTTTTTCATTATTAGCGTGATAGATATCATGCATAGACGTATCTTTAGTTTCATCGAACTCAATCTTATTACCATCTTTATCATACCAGTATGACGCGATATACAATTTATCGATATCGAAGTCAGAACCAGTCATTGCAGTAAATTCATCAGGAACTACAATAGTATCACCCATTACTGCGGGTAATACATCCGCAACTACTAATGATGCAGTAGATGAAAGACCCTGTGTCGGAATACGATAACCAATTGCAAATGGATCAGCTTTATCTCCGATTATATTTTTGGACAACAACCATTCTCGCATAGTAGTGTAATCCGTTTGGAATTCTTCTGGTACTACGTGTCTAAAGAAATTTATGCTAAGCATACATTCCATACTACCATTGTCTTTCAAGAATTTTAAAGGTTTACCATCATTATACGCTCTACTTACATCTTCTTGTGATAAAGTGTGTGTCTTCTTAAATCCAAAGAATGCCATCTGAATAGCAGATCCACCTGGAGTATTAATATCTACCGCTTTCTTACCTACTTGAGATACAATTCTACTTTCAATGAATTTACGAGTACTTAACGAAGACAAAGGAGCTATCATTTCTCCAGTAGTAGGATCATATGACATAGACATGATAGCATCAGTAGACAATCCACTTTGTTTACCTTGTTCTTTTAAAAATCTAGATAACTGTTTTTTGTCTAATTCTTTATCTTTATTGAAGAATTCTCTTTTTAAAGAGCTTGCTCCTTTATCAGATAAAGCTATAATGCTACCCATTACATTATTAATGATTTGTTCTCCTGTTATCTTTCTACCTTTATTATAACCATACACACGATCTTTAACAATGTTTGATAAAGCGATCTTAGATACCTGAGTACCAAATGATCTATCAGTATGTTCGTGAGGATCTGTATTCATCTGTAATCTCAGATTCTTTAAATCTTGTATATAAGTAGGAAGCATAGAGTTATTGCTATCTAACTACTCTCTTATATCTGAACCTTTAATAGTAGATGTAGAAGGTTTATTGAAGTTTTCAGCATTGAATTTAGAGTTTTGAGCATCACTATAGGCGTCTACTAATACTCTAGATCCTACTTTAATTGCTGATTCAAATGCAATCATATCAATCTCTCCAAGTTCTGCATTATTCATTCTATCATAAATAATACGATTATCAGCATTTGCTAATACTTTAAACATTGGGAAGATTGCCATCTTATCAAATACAGGAATTGTAAGATTAAGAAGAGGGTTAGTGTGATTACCAAAGTATACCATCTTCAAAGGTTTGATAAGAGTTTCCAGTGCTTGACTATATAACTCTGGATCAGATAACCAATTTGTATCAGATTCCATTAATTCAAAAGCCTTTTCAACTTTTGGTGACCATTCACCTACAGCTTGAATAATTCTCTTATATAGAGCGGGTCTGATATATACAGCAGCATCAGCTTGGTTGATATTACCGTTACCTCTATCATCCATACCATATGCTCCAGCTTGTCTAGATACACTTGCGTCTATCTTATTTCTGGTATCCTTATCAAATGTACTAAAGGTCTTTTCTAACTGCTTATCTCTAGTCATTTTAAGTAACTGTTCGTCAGTTAGATTGGGATTTCTTTTCTTGAGTACTCTTCTTATTTCAGCAGCTTTAAACAGTCTGTACAAACCGTCATAACTGTTAGATACTACATTATTATCTGATAGATTCATTACAGTGAACTTAGAATTATTTCTAGGATCACCTTCTCCCCAATAAGTACGAAGATTAGAACCTGTAGATAATACAGAACTAAGACGTTTGATCTTATCTACTGCTCTTTCAGTAATTATAGAACTATCTTTTTTATTTCTCTACCATTTGTAGTATGCTGGATCTCCAACAAACATTCTCTCTACTTCATTAACAGATATAATAGTATTTATAGTGTGGTTAGCTATTACTGAGAATATTGCATCCTATCTATTTCTTCTAGAAGAATGTTCTTTAGGTAATTTAGCAGTATTACTAAAATACTCTTCTATAATGTTTTCAGGTATAAGTTTGTTAACCAAGCTACCTTCTTTAGTTACTTTGATGATACCTAAATTATTCAGCTACCTAACTTCATTCTTAATCAGATCCATAAGTGTAGCATTGATGGAATCGTAAATATCCTATCTGTTTGATTCATCAAATAATCTATTACTTATTTGTTCTAGTCTTCTTTGAACTTGTCCTTCTACTCCATTATATTCAGCTAATTCTGCCTGATATAACCATTGATTTAATGGGAAATATTTATAAGTACCATCTTCAGTACGCATCTTAAGTGAAGAGAAATATCTAAACCTTCCTCCATTACCAGATGCATCCATTTTTCCTTTCTTTATCTTACCGTGATAGTTCTTAATATAAAGATTAGGATTCTATTCAACAATGTGTTTATTTGCAAAATAGTCATTGATAGCATTAAATTCACTTACTAAGTAATTATAGAAAGCTTCAATGGTGCTATCAGATAATCTGTAATCACTTAATTGCTGATATTCAGTCTGTAAACCATCTTCTGTAAATACATCTACTGCTTTAGTTTTACTAACTAAATCGTGGAATAAGTTTACTCCACTAATTGCATACCATGTCTTCTTATCAGCCATAGTAGGTAAAGTAATGTAGTTATTGTGAGTAAATACCATTTTACTGATATAATCCTCAATAGGAGATATTCCAAAATAGTCTCTACTTTCATTAGTGTCTTTACTCTTTAATGCAATAAATGTATGTAGTTTAAGGTGAGCTCCATTTGCCACTCCATTCATAAGAATAGAGCTCTTATTGTAAGAAGATTTTAACATCTCCTGTACAACATTAGGATCGTTATTTGCCCATCTAATCTGGTCAGCAATATAGTTGTTTTCACTAATAGGATACATTGTGGTATTATTAGGACCAGTTACACTAAACTCAGCAGGATTTGGATGTGTTCTACCATATGCTACAGCTAACTGAGATATCATAGACTTTTCACCACCGACGAATACATTGTCATAGTTCACATTCTTATTCTGTCTTCTACCTTTTCCTCCAGCTAAATAACCAATATTACCAAATACACTATCTGTAAAGTTACCCGGAACTGAACTAGATAACATACTAAATAATTTATCAAACTGTGAAATAGTAGGTAGATTTTCATTAACAGAATCTACATTGTATAACAAGTAATCTATAGTATTTACATCAACTGGTATACCTATAGTATTAAGTATATCTACTAATTGCTGTTTTGATTGCAGCACAAGATTTCTTACTTCATCTTGAGTATGTGGTCTACGCTTTTTACCTATAAAGTCTTGAGCCATTGCATGAAGCTCTTTCTTGATATTGGTATAATCTTTGATTATTCTCTTATATCTTGCTTCATCAACATGTACATCATTAGGATCTTCTTTATTTACCATACCAGATACATAGAATAATGTACTCCATTGTCTCGGGTATTTACGAATAAGTCTAAGATTCTCAGAAGACAATATAGTCCAATTACCAGCTTTAGCTTTTACTGTTTCTTTTATATCTCCAGCTTCATCATACTCTCTACTCTATTTAGATTTCTCAAAAGCTTCTTCAAACTGAATAGTAGTAAGTTGATTCTTCGCACTCTTGATAGTAACAAGTAACTGAGTTTGAGTATTTTCATCAGGAGTATTATCACCTGTAAGACTGTTGTACAGAGATTGGAAGAATGGGTCTGTTTTGGCAAGTTCTTGAGACATACCTATAATATCTTCCCAAGTTTCTACACTCCACAGATTATCCATTATTTTATTCCAAACAACATCAAATGGTACAGTAGTTCCCATACCGAATATACTATCTTTTACAGGCTGCAATTCTCTTACTTCGTTACCATTTTCATCTACATTATAGACATATTCTTCTTTGGGAATAGAGTAGAAGAATAACTTAGCATTAAATGATGTGTTACTTTTCTTAGAGAATTCGTATGCAACCCTATCAAATATCTCTTTAGGATTTACTTCACCAGTATCTACACTAGCTTTAGTCTCGTCGTCTTTAGTTTCTATCTCTTTAATAGAAAGCTCTCTAAGATTGTCAATTACAGCTGAGTGAAATAAGTCATAGTTTGCTACTACTTCTCTAGCAATGTTTTCATTACCTTCAGGTATTGCTCCACTTTCAACACTAGTTTCAAGTATTTGAAGCAACATTTTAAACTTATCGCTAAGTCCATCAATGTCTTCTTGAGTTCTAATACCAAACAAACTAATAGCAGCATTAGTAAGAGAGTCTACTACATCATAGTATGTACCTGGATCAGTAATACTCTTAATCTTCTCTTGCTGTTCTTTAGTTATACCTGGAATACTAAAGTATACACCTTTATAGTAAGCATCTTTAAACTCTTTAATAGACTCTTCGTTCAATGGAGTTTTTGCATATTGACCATTCTTGATTCTCTTATATACACTACTAAGTAGGGAATCATTTCTATTAAACAGTTTATTTATGAAGTCCTTAATTCTTCTAAATGCTTTTAAGATAATATATCTAGGTTTAGTCTCAGTAAGCATCCATGTTCTAAAGTCTTCTGCCAAATACTCTTCTAGTTCAGCTTTAGTAGCATTAGAATATTCTGGATATTGCTTCAAGTATTCTCTATATAGTATCTCTCTTTCAGTATTAGAATGTACTAATAAGTTTACATAGTGCCATGCTTCGTGATACTCAATACCTTCTCTACCTTTCTTAGACAGAATAATTTGTCCAAGTAGAGTATCAGCAGCTACTCTAGTAACACCGTATACTTCTGGGTTATTACCCATACGCATAGCGGCTTCCGTAATAAATACTTGCTCTGGTTTTAAACCTAATTTATTAATTAACCATTTACGAGCTTCTTCAGTATTTACAAATGCTCCAGTCTATTCATTAGTAGAATCTGAATATACACCTTGAGGAGTAGCCATAAGACCTAATTTACCATTAGCATCATAGTAAAGAGTCATGCCTTTAGGAGTACGCATATTCAAAGCTTGAGCTTCTTCTTTAGTAAGTAGTCTATTTACTTTAGGACTATTACTATCAGCTTTTCCTAATTGATTATAGAATTTAGCTGCTCTACTTTGAGAAGGTTTAGCTGTCTGACCAGGCTGCTTAACTTCCTCTTTTTCTTTTACTTCTTGTTTAGGTAATTTAGTTTCATCAACTTGAATATCATTAACATATAAGAAAGGAGCATTGAAAGCCTATTCACCTACATCAGTCATAAGCTTACCACTTCTAATCATCCAATTAAGTAATGAAGGAGCTTCTTCTCTATCTTTAACAAGTTTTGATCCTACTTTCTTAATACCTAAGTCTTCTTTAGTAAACTCTAATTCTCCCGGGAATAATACTAGTTTATCTTTCTGAGATTGTATCATCAGATCTCTTAGCTGTTCACTAATAGGAGCTATCATAGCATCAACATCAGTATTCCAGTGATAGTTCTACATGATGTTGTATATTACTTCTCTTTTAAGCTACTTAGATCTTTCTATCTAGTCTACTTTTAATACTACAGATTCATATCTACCAGTATTTTCATTCTTTACACCAAGTCTGAGTGTATTAGTTTCAGGATCGAAGAACAATTGTTTAGCTACTAAGAAATTTGCTTTCTTAGCTAACTTGTTAGATACGCTGGTATGATCGCCATTGTTTACAATAATGTTAAGTATGCCGTATCTATCCTCAACATTACCAACAAGTAAGTCATATATATACTCAGGAAAACTCTTCTTTATACCTTTCTGTTTATCATACAGCTGAACTTCTTCAGGAGATGTCACATTGGGATTTCTAAAGAACTTTTCACTAAGCATTATAGGTGCACTATATCGTCTAGACGGAGTATTTTCTACTTTAGGAAAGATGTAGATACTACCAGAATATCCACCTCTATCGGCTAATGCAACAGTCTTATCTAAAGAGTTGATAGCCATAGGATTCAACTCTGACATTATACCAGTACCATAACCAAATGTTACTTCATCGAGTAAAGCATAAGGATCTTCTGGTATAGCAAAAGTCTTTACTTCAGTAAGCTTTCTATATATAGGATTGCCATCTGCGTCTTTCTGTGTATTAAATACTCCATTAGTCCTATTCATAGAAGTAGGAACAACATGTGTAAGAGCAGTAGTAGGTATATCTGTTCTTCCTTGGAAGTATGCAGAAATGATCTTATTACGGAAGTCTTTAAGTTTGTTTACATCGTCTACATTCTTTTCTCCTCGTCTTAAATAGAATGTTTCTGCATCTTTAGGTTTGCGTAAAGCGGTAGCATATACATTATCTCCTAACTTTATAATAAGGTATATATCAGCACTATCAAAAGTAGTAATATCATTAGGATTAAATGTGTTATTCTTTCCATATTTACCAATAGCAAAATAAGCCTATCCTTCGTCCTTTACTCTGTCTAAGAAAGTAGGATCTGCTAGTGCGTGTGCAAGCTCTTCTCCAGTGTTTAACTTGCCTTCGTGTGGTAATTTGAATGGTAGATCTAATGGTTTAACAGCATCTGGTAAGTAAAATAAGGTTTTACCGACTTTACCAGCAGCTACTAGTGTTTGTGAAGTACTTACTCCTTTTACAGAAGCCGGATCTTTTTTAGCAGACTCTGTTAAAGCATCTAGTTTACTTCCATCTTGGTCTAAGAATTGCAGTTCAGCATCAGCGAATTCTATCTTAGCTGGATCTACAGGTTTACCATCTAATAGTACATTACCTTGTTCATCTATCCCGTATCTGCTATTATCAGGAATAGATGTACCCGTTCTCGCTTCTGGAGCAGGAACTGGATCTGGAGTCTATTCAGGAGCTTGAGTAGCAGGTTGTTCTACTTTAGTTTTCTTTACTACACTTCCTTCTTTAAACTCTTTCTCTTCAACGCCTTCCTGTACTTTGTCTTTTACAGTACCTTCTTTGAATTCCTTTTCCTCTACTCCTTGTTCTATTCCTCTAAGATCTACATCTTCAGGTTCTTCTCTAAACAAAGACGGACTAAGTGGTTTAGTTCTATCGATTTTCTTTGTTACAACATCTTGTTTTGTAACAGGCTCATCTTCAGGTTCTGGTTCGGGTTCAGGATCTTCGTCTGTTTCCTCAACTACTTCCTATTGTTCTTCTGGTTGTGAAGATTTATCTACTTCTTCTGGAGTAGGTTCTGTAGATTTTACAGGTTCGCTCTCAATAGAGTCTCCATCTTCAGTATCAATATCCTCTGGAATATCTTCTTCGGTTACTTCTTCTTCGACTACAGTCTTCTTTTCAGATTCTGTAGTCACTTCTTCTCCATAAATATCTTCATACTTATCAGTTGTTCTTCTGATAGCAATGTCATCCTTTTCAGGATTTACTTCAGGAACAAAGTCTACTTCTGGAGTTTCTTCTACACTAGGCTCTTCTGCTAATTCTTCGTATGATTGCTGATTCTTTTCAAATCTTTCTAAATCTTTAAGTATAATAGCATTAGCAGCTTGTCTAGATGCAGTAGCTTTCTTACCGTCTATGTCAAACTGTTTCTTGATATTTGCATTATATCTAGAAATAATTTTATTCAAGCTAGGTGCAGCTTCGTTAGCTTCTTCAGCTTGCTTGTTAGCCTTATCAATCTACTCTTGTTTCTGCTCTTCACTAAGTGTATTCCAAGTAGGAGCATTGATATCAGATTTGTAGTTAAAGTCTAATACAAAGCCATTTTGATAAGCCATTCTACGATTTAAAGCTCTTTTGTACAGTCCTTTAATTACAGCACTTTGAGCAAAAGCATTCTGAACTTCTTCAGAATTATTGAACTCAATTGATAGATCTTTAGGATCTACTCCAATTATATCAGCTACGTCTTTTAAATTACTTTTATGCTCTTTTAAATCTTGTTTAACTGATTCTTGAATAGAAGCTATGTTTTCAAGATTTACATCTAATCCCTCTTTATCCTTAATAGTCTTTAAGAAGTTTTCTCTATTCTTTAATTGATTATTAAGTTTAGTAAGAGACTTGATTGCTGCCTGTATTTGATTTATTTGTTTGAATACAGATTTATAAGATTCATAATCTACTCCATATTCAGGATCTTGTGCAATAGCTTGGCCATAGAATGTTCTGATAGTAGCATCATAAGAATCATCGTCAGCATTATTTAAGGCAGTATTCAAATCTTCTGCCGCTACTCTAGTATCTGCTCTGTATGTTTCTTCAACATTCATAGCCTTAAGTGCATTCTTAAGGATGTTACGATGTTTCTCTGTTCCTCTAGTTACTCCTAAATCGGTAAAGTTATTATCCAATGTAGGATTATGATACAACATATTAATCTTTCTAGCATCTGCTATATCAGAATTAATATCTTCTGCTGTTACGCCTTCTGGTAAGAAGTTATCTCTAATATCCTCAAGTGATTTCTGTAAATATTCAAATTTCTTACGCTTAGCTGCATTATAAAATTGATCTACTTTAGCATCATTCTCTCTATTAGCAAAGTCATGCGCAGACATTTGTCTTACTTGATTATCTGCCATCAACTGTTGGTATGCATTATAAGAACCACTAGCTACAGATAAAGAAGAACCCATGATAATACCAATAAGAGAACCAACTTTCATTGACTGTATAAGTTCGTTATCATTATTTAAGGCATCATCAGGATGTAGACCAGCTAATGCTAAATTAGATTCTACACTTAATCTAGCATTACGACCGATAGATTCTAAGATTGTGGCATCTTCTCCTCTATACTTATCGTATAAACCTTTCTGATATTCACTCTGCAAAAGATTCTGTACACCTTCTTCAGTACCTTCAGATACAGCAATGAAGCCAGCTTTAGCTGCCATAGAGCCTAAACTGCCTAACAAATGTTTAGTTTCATTAGCTGCACCCGGACTTCTTGTTATCTTGAGTAATGCCTTATTGATATTACTATCTACAAACTTTTTACCAGCTTCTGCTGCTTTAGATAGTTTAGAACCAGCTGTAGCAAGCTTAGTACCTTTGAGTATAGAGTTCATAGCAGCTTTACCACCATAAGAGAACACAGATGCTTCAAGTAAATCCAAAGCTCCTAATGCCATGTTGCTCTGTTCTACTTGTCTTAAACCATTATAAGAGTCTCTCTTAATCTGTTCAAATACAGGAGAACTTGTAGCCACATTATATACTAACATGTCATTAAGTATATCATACTCTGATTTATCAGTATTAAGACCTAACTTGCTTAATTCCTATTTACCTTCTGTAATTATCTTATCAAAGTCTACATTCTTTTCATTAATGGCATTAATTACTCTAGAAGAGTAAGAATCAAATACTTCACTATTAGTCTCAGCTTGTCTTTGATACCATGTTAACCAAGTATTAATACCAGCTTCTGCTACACCAATAAGCTTACCGTATCCAGGTAACGCTTTAGCAGCTTTACTCGCAGCTAAAGAAGTAGCAAAAGATCCAGCCATAGCACCCATCTCAGATAGAGATGAACCAATCTGTGGTAATGCATACTTAATAGAAGAAGGGTCTAAGAAATTTAATTGGTTTTCATCTACCTTCTTTCTAAACTCTGGAGTAAGTACATCAGGATTAAAGTACCAAGTACCTTGTCTGAGTTTACTTTGTATATTCTCTAACTCCTACTGTTTAGTTTCTAGTGAAGCAAATTTAGGAGGTAAAAGTAAATCAAGATCATTAAGAACGCGAGTTCTATCTTTATCGGCTGCTTTAGCGGTATACTTCAGATTCTGTATGTTATTGTAATCTACTAATCCAGAATCAATAGCTCCTGATAATGCATCTTCTTTACCAGATGCAAATATCTGATTAGCCGTATACTTAATGTTATCCCATACAGACATATTACTTCTATCCACACTAGTATTAGCATCACCTAAATCAAAGTATATGCTACGTAGTTCTGGATTTCTTAATATAGTCTATCTGTATCTTTCTTCATTTTCTGCTAAGTATGTTGATAGATCTTGTTTACTTGCCTGATCAGTAGTTTTATTAAATAGATCTAACTGTTCTTCGTATTGCTTTACAAACTCAATCTCAGGTATGGTTTTACCTTCATTTTTAACAATATCACCTTGCAGATTAGTAACATTAGTTTGCAGTTTCTTTTCTACTAAACTATTGTATAACTGTCTAGTTTCACCATTCTGAATTGCATCTTTAGCAGTTCTTGCAAGCTGTATACCAGTTGCTACTACAGGATTGGTGAATGCAAGCAATGTACCAAAAGTAGAAGAGGACGCATCTTCCGATGTATCCTTCTACTCTGCTAACTTATCATAGTCTATATCTGCAATTTCTTCAGATACGTTCTCTGCTATTTCATTATATGTTTTAGCTCTTTCATATTCTTGAGGTGCATAGCCATAGTTCATTGTATTGAACGATTGCACACCAACACTAGAAAAGTCACGAGCTGTATGACCATTACCGAATGCTTTCATATTAAAGTCTTTCATATTCCGAGATTTCGGCCTGAATATCTGTCTGTTTAGAACTCAAACCTCTCGTCTTTTTAGTATAGATATTATCTGCTTCGATAGCTCTCTCACCTTCATCTGCGATAGGAGTAACTACCTGTACTTTTAAATAGAGACTAGCATTATCGCTCTTAGTACGTGTTCTTTTTGTTTTTCTGTCTATTACATTTCCTTCATCGTCTAATTCGCTTACTGTTGACAATGTTTCTGAATCACCAATATCACCTTGTCTAACTAGTTTACCAATTAAACCTTTATCTTCAGTAGTAAAATCACTTAGCTGATCAGCAGGTATAAATACATTCTTTACATGATACACTCTACCTCCATCTGTAATAGTTCTTCCTTCTCCTTTTACAATAAAGCCATTGAATCTATCTCCAGATTCCCATAGCTTATTGAACTTGTCTCTAGCAATAATACTTTTACGTAATAACGGATTCTTAGCAGCATCTCTACCGAGTACAGCATTTCTACTAGTGCCCATCATAGCGTAAGCTAAATTATCAGCGAGTATGAAATTACGTGAATCATTTGCTAAGTATGTATTGTCACTTAATTTTTCAGTAGAACCATCCTTAGCGTATATGTTATTGGCACTTGGGCTTAATGGTGCAGACACTACATCTAATACCCATTTAGCTCCAGCGTTTAAGTTCTTTTTATTCTTAGCTACTTCTAAGAAACCAGATTTTAATTTGTTTTGAATTACATCTGGAGACATATTATACATAAGTGTATCCCTCTGTTCAGGAGTAAGTTCTTGACCTCTAAGCATACCTTGTATAGTCTATTGATTAAGCCCACTAAAGTTCTCAAGTAATTTCTTTCTACTATCATTGTGAATCATAGTAGTAAGATTGTTGAGCATGGTAGGAGTCTGGTCTTTAGCTGCTCTTCTGGCTGCCAATTCCATACTTTTAAGGAACCAAGGATCTCTTTCTCTATCTTCATAAGCAAATTCCTTAGCAGCTCTGTATATACTATTGACAAATTGATTTGTAGCTTCTTCAGGACTGAGACCTTGCTGTTGTAACACTTCAATGTGTTTCTGTGCTTGAGGAGTGTTAAGTATACTAGATATATTCTTATCTACTTCTTCTCTAGTTCTAGCTTCAGATACACCTTTGTATTCCCATCCTCCTTGATTACGTATGAATCCAGGTTTAAGGTTATCAACAAACGGTTTCACAATGTCTACCTCAGACTTATATGCTAACGGTGACACATCGTTAAATATACCAGTAGCTTGTGTATTATAACCTGTGTAATCTACTTTATGCCACAAAGGATTATACTTGTCAGATAACATAAGTTGCTGATCTACTTTCTGTCTCTACAACATTGCGTCTCTGCTCTGCTTAAGATTACTTAAAGCATTGTAGTCTACATTATTAATCATTGACTACAGTCTAGATCTACCTTCCTAGGTTTTCAATAAATCAGGATTACTGGCAAGTTCTGTAATATAATCCTTCATTGAACCAATAGTAAGATCGTAATATCTTTTAGTATCTACAGCTGAAGGGGATTGGAATTCACTCCATTTCTGTATATTGTTTTGCAAATTAGCAGCTGCTTGATCTACAGCTGCTTTTTGAGTAGTACCAATTCTATATAACTCTCCAAAGTTAATAGGTACATATGTATTGATAAAATCTGCCTATGCTGGCTAGCTATATCTATTTACTGCCATATTATTCGTATCTTAGGAAGTTAGTTAAATCAGTATTAGTAAAACCAGATTCTAAGAACGGTTTATATAAACTAAGCATTTGCTTATCTCTCCTCTTCTGGTTACGCATAAGTTGCTGAGTTTGTGCCCATTTACTTAGTTGTCCTAAACCTGCATTTCTTATATTATAAGCAGCTGCTCTGTTTCTAGCACCCAAATCGCTGGAAAGATTAACAGCTCCAACATACTGCTGACCAAGATTGTTAAGTGTACTAGCATAATCTGCATCAAATTGATTCTGCATATTACTAGCTTGACTATATAGATTAGCAATTGCTTTGTCTAGTCCAACAGCTGATTGTAATCTATAAGCCATATTGGCTCCTGTGTTAGTATTAGATTGGCTAGCATTATAATCTGATATTGCTCTACTAGTAGACAATTCTCTTAATGCTGGAGTAATATCGTATCTACGATTACGCATAATTCTAGCAACAGTTCCTGCATATGGATTCTGTACGTCTCTTACTTGCTCTGCACTACCTGAAGTAAGATTAGATATTACTGGAGCAAGCGATGCTATTGAGCTGGCATATTCTCCAAGGTTTCCTAGTTTAGGGAAACTAAAACGTCTTCCTTTGCCAGTTCCTTTACTAGTATCACCAGTAGGTGCTGCTGCTGTTACTGTTACTTCTGGCAATGCAATGTTATCAGTAAGATTAGGCATTCTACCCATACCTTTACTGTCGTAGAAACCAGTAAGTACTTTATCTTGCCCAAGCTGAGAACCAATAATGATGTCTCGCATAGTATCATTTACACTTCTATTGTATCTACGATTTAAACCTCCATCCTCAAAAGCTTTAGTCTTTGGTTTAATTCCTTTTTTCTATTTTAATACTTCTTGCTGATTGAATAATTCATCATGAATCATAGCATTATTCATGGCATTCAATTTAGCAGCATTCTAAGCATATCTATCTTTACCTTTACTTTTCTTTTTCGACATCATTTCTTCTCCCATTTGTGCAAATGTTTTCTTAGTTCCTGGAACTTTTAGAGTATCACTAAGTATCTTAGTACCATAAGGCAAGTTAACCAGATTAGAGTCAGTAGGTTTACCTTGTTCGGGTACTTTACTAACATTACCATCTGGAGTTTGAATTAACTCTCCATCATCAACATAAGCCAAACTGCCAGCTGTACCTCCATCTGCAAATGTGTATGTGTCATAATTATTGTCATTATACCAATCTGCTTGCAAGTTGGCAGTATTAGATACTGCAATTCTATTTGCTTGTACTTTAGCTTTATCTTGTTCAATCTTACGTTTCAGTCGCTTATTACCGAATGCACCAATTAAACCTGTACCCAGTGAATATTGATTATCTTCAGTAAATCCACCTGTTTCAGTTATGCCACCCGATTTACCTATTAAACCCATAGCTGCTCCAGCAGCAGCTCCTATAGCCGCTCCTTGTGGTCCAAACATTTGACCAATTTGCATGCCTGAACTTGCACCACTGAATATGTTTCCAATGGACTATCCTACTGCCTGTCCAGATGTAGTAGCTGTAGATTTACCAGATAAACTATCAAATAAGCCTGCTGTGCCTTGTATCATATCTGAAATACTATCTGGTGTAATCTTAGCACCAAACGCACATGCACGTGCTTTCTTTCCTTTCTTTTTCATTATACTAGTGAATATCTATATGTTGTATTAACGTATGGTAATTTAAAGGTCTTATCATTATTACAGTCGAATACATATTCACACTGTAACCATTTACCTCTCAATCTACCAGCATTTGCTTTATTCTCAATCTGTTGTGTATCACTCAATTTTATATTCTCTCTACCTATAGCAAATCTATATGTATCTTCTCTATAATCGTAAGCATACTTAAGATCAGTATTTACTGTACTATCATATGTACATGGTGGTAACGGATTAGCTTCTTGACTCTTAGTGTGAAATGTAATATTTGTTATTATGTTATTCATAGCAGTCAGATTGTCTGCCGTACTAGGGTCATTGAATTCTCCACCGAAGAATACATTATCAAATACCTTAGTATATAGAGTATCCTTGTTTACATAAAACTGTACTTTAGCAATCTTAGTTTCAGGAAGTATTCCATCTATATCTAGAGTATTAATCACATAGTAGAAGTTATCTTTAATAGTTACAATCTTATTAGAGAATGGTAGAGCCCACTGAGGATTAAATGTATAGAATGAAGTAAATTGACCTAACTGTTCATTGAATATCAATGATTTGTCGTAGAACTTAAACCATACTTCATTGTACTTCTTATCATAGAACGCTAAGCTTACATTACGCTTGTTCACATACATTTCATTGAGATAAGTCTATACACCTTTCTCTTTAGAGATCTGTGATACTTGTCCAGTGTAAGCACATATTTCATTCTTATCAAAGTCGTACCAATATAATACATTATCAGAGTGTACTATACTTCTATCATTTACTATAGATGAACCATTTGTATTAGTTAAATAATCAGCTCTTGTAAGAATGCCACCTGTACCCAATGTTAACTGACCTACATTATTATCTTGAATAAGAGATCTTTCATTTACAGAAGCAATACCTAGTGCAGTATCCTACCAGAAGAACAATCTATCTTTGAACGATGTTAGATTAGTAATCTAACCATACTTATTATCTACATCTAAATAGTTAGCAAATTTGAACTTAGTCCAATTATCAAGTATTTCATTGTTAGTCTTAGCTTCAGAACAAGCAATACGATTAGATGTAACTACATTATTCTCTGCATATATAGAAGCCGATATATACTTTCTGCTACCTGGTTGTGAAGAGTAAGTAGGATTATAAGCAAAGTATGGTCTATCTTGTACATGATATGCTCCAAGCTATCCTGGCTCTAACTAAGTAAAGATATCAAGAAAGTTATCACCACTTCTAAAGCTTCTGTGTACCGCATCACCATATGCTAAGTTCAAGTTGATACTTGATTCAAACGGTATATATGCAGCTGTGAACATCTTATAATCATCCCAATCCTAAGGATCTTTCTTCTAAAAGATCATAGTTAAAGGCTGATCTAATAGACATAAATAAGTATCACCACCAAAAGTATACAGAGTGTGCGTTTCTCCAGATATATCGTTACTATACGAATTAGTAGATATATAGATAGAATTCTGTCTTGAAGTAAACGTATTACCACCATACTGACTTCCATTTTTCTTAATATTTACCACAGGTATAACATTAGATATGTGTGAAGAACTATAACTACTACCGTCAAATGAAACAGAACTTATTCTAGGAATAGAAGAAGTTACACCAGGAGCATACGCTATTAAACATGGACCAAACGGTCCAGATTTATCGCAAGTATTCTCTCTAGGGATAGCAAACTCAAAGTTCGTAAGACCCATGTTCAAATAAGCTATGTTGCCTATATTTGTATAATAAGCAGACTTATCATTAATTCCATTGTATGGAACCATTGGTGGGAATGCTACATCGGTTATATTAGCTACTTTTCTTCCATAATCCCCTCTATTCACCTTACTAGACGGTCTATAGTATTTACTTATACCAGAAGCTAAAGCATACGGATCGCTTGAAGAAGTTTGACCAGCTTTCGAGGTATCATCTACCAGCACTCCTATTCCTCCATCCTAACCAGGAACTATAGTGCCTAATTTATTTACTTTAGTGAGTTCTCCTGCATTTGGGTCTGTATCTCTAACCTTTAAGGCGTTCATCATTACCCTTGCTTTTGAATCCACATTATCAAATTTAGAAGTCAAACTGTATAATGATTCTAAATATGTAGGCTGCCCTTTAAAAAATTGCTCGGTTTTATCTTTCATAAAAGATATTTCTGGCGATATAAGGGTAACATAATCAGATTGTATTTTTGCATTAGGAAGTTTGGCGTTCCTCATTCTGTCCTTTCCATTATAGCCTACTGCTACCAAATCTCCAGTAGAGTATGACATAAACAGATAAGGTCGAACGTCTGTGCTTCCTCCTAATTCCCCAGTATCATCAGATGCTGTCATGTTACCTACAACAGACATTGCCGCCTACATAAGTATAGTTCTGTCTGCTTCTGTTCTATCACATCTTACAATTTCAAATGCAACACATCCTGCTGGGATATTTCTTATTTGAAATTTTATACCTATCGGTGATGCTTGTAAATTAGAACTACCAGCTTTAAATGCGGGAAACTCTGAAGCATGTGGAAATCGAATATCTCCTATCCAATGTACAGGACTGGGTATATTCTTTTCATTATAAAATATTATACCAAATCTATACACTTCATCTCTCTGATAACTTTTATAATTTGCCGCAAGATATGGATCTGCATAATTCATTAACCTTGTTTGCTAAGGTATAGTTTGATTTAATGCGGTAGTTTTGTCGTCTAAGTTATATAGAGTTACAGTATTTGTGTTTACTGGAGAGTTTTGAATTCCCACAGAATCTTGCGATAGTACTCCTGTACTTATCCCATTCATTTTGTCCAATGTCATATCCATTGTAACAAAAGTATAGTCAATGTTAGGGCCGCTACCTCCTCTTAATCTGTTACTACCAGATTTGATATTACTGTATTCATATCTATTTGTATCGTTAAAATCCACACTATTGGTAGTATTAAAAGGATTGATACAGTCATGGCTCTCAGGTATAGAGTCATAGAATTGCTTCAACTATGCAGCATCTGTAGGTAATACCTTACTTATATTTTCAGAACTATTTGCAGAATGTAATACCAAAGTACCTGCTTTATTACATCTATATGCTCTTGCATCATACTTAGGGTTCCAACTATCCTCTTGAATATTGGCTGCAAATAATCTATTATCCATACGAGTAAGAGTCTTAGCTATAAACTGATAACCAGTTAACGCATTAAACTCTTCAACACTTAACTCTCCAATAATAGTATTACCATTATCTATGTAGTTGATTTCAGATTGAGTTGGAACTAAATCTATTTCATCTACTATAAATATTCTAGGAGGTTGATTGTTATTAGTATAAGATAAACTTATTACTCTACACTTCTGGTAGTCTTTACTAACCAGAGGAGCTTTGAGTACACAGGATTTACCAGAACTAACATTCTAGCCCATTCCTTCATACTATTGTACTGTCTAAGTAGTAACACTAGCTGTTAAGTGATTAAGCTCACTGAGAGAAGATAAAGTACTTTCTGAACCATGTATATTAAATAATTGGTAGCAATACTGAATTACTCCTGATGCTAAGTTACCTCCATCTTGTCTGATGATTTTGAAAGGTGGAAGAACTGCCCCAGGAGTAATATCAATAGCATTTGGAGTTTTGATCCATCCTCTAGAATCTACTAATGGATTAGTAGCACTTGTACCAGTATATTTACCATCTACTACATTAATCACTTTAGTAGCACTTTTGCCATCTGTAAAGTACACCTTAATGTTAGTATCAGTTTCATAGTTAGCAACACAGCTGATATTAGTTTCATTCGGATATTCGCAGAGCTTTAAGTCACCTTGTAATATTACTGTCTGTTTAGGAGTAGAATCATCAAAACCTTCAACTCTATATACTTTATTATGCGAATAGTTGCCATTCACTATTACTTTAGTGAATATGATCGCCATCTTATCAATTGTAGTTGCACCTATTACTACTTCATCATTAGTAATATTACCATTGTATTTTCTAACTCCTTCAATACCTTGCAGTGCTCCAGTAGTACCATTATCATTAGTTATGATCCTAACATTCTCAGCATAACGGTACTGATTATCCTTTATAAGATTCACATCGACATCCATATTCATGCCAGATGTAAAGCTATTTGTTTGAAATGTATTGGTCATACTCTATTCTAATTGTATATTATTTGTTTATCTCCGAGTGTATCAAAGAATGTATCATGCTCGTCTATCTCTGGATATATTCTAAGCCAGCTATTTTGTATACTCTGCATTTCATCTACACCAGGCATCATTGCTTCTGCGTATGCTTGTTTCCTATAGAAATTCCAAGAGTTCTTAATATCATAGTATACATATCTAGGAGTTTTACCAGTCTTATAGTTAGGAAACTCTAGCTTCATAGTAACATACCAATAGATAGCTTCAGAGTATGAAGGATTATCTGGTATCATTGGCATACTTTCATCATCGGTAGGTATTGCATGATATGATATTTTAACAAAGCCATTAGGTACATTAGTCATAATATATCCCGGTTTAGTTGTATATTGTAATGCATTACTGATAAAGTTACTATCATAACCTACATACTTACCATTGACAGTAGGCACAGTATATTGATTAAGTAAAGCACTAAGTGTTTGTCTAGTGTTAGGTGAAGAATTAAGTATATCTAATGCTTCTCTATCACTAGTTAGATTGTATAAGTTTTTTACTAGTATAATCAGTGGTTCATCTTGTATTAACATCTTTGGATCATTACAAGTACCACAAGTATTTATACCAAAAGAGCCAGTTGCCTTTCGCATAGGTAACCAGCTTGAGTTGCTGAATGAAAAAGCAACCTAATCTAATCTATATAGATCACATGGTAACTTAGTCTAATGACAGTTAACAGGTAATACTACTACTTTATGTTCGAGCTATTGTACAGCACCAATCTTTTCCATTGCCTCGCCTATCCACTCTTTGATGTCAGATATTCTGATATCATCTTCAGACATGTCGTTATCAGCAATGATTTTAGCTACAACCGCTTTTGAACTTATTAAATTGTTATTTATCATAGTTTAATCTTTGTGGTATCTCCATTTATAACCGAAAGCAGTTTTCTTTTGCCCTCTACACACTCTATTTATTGCTGATCTATTCTCTATAGACCCCATTTCTTTTGCTGCAATCGCCATATTGTCATAAGTTCTAATATACTTTCCAGTTAGGTCTAGTTGATCAATTTTTATGCCTTTGTTTCTTTCTTTTACTACTTGTGAAATATCGCGAGGATCGTCTTTGTATTTCCACAAATACCCGCATGCCTAGATTAATTTCCCTCTGCAACATGCGGATATCTGCACATATTTATTTTTGTTTCCGCAAGATTTTGCAGCTTGGCACAAACTGTCAAACTATTTTATAAAATCTCCAGAAAGACTGTATTGCAATACAGGGTGTTTTACTTTATTAGTGTAAATAACTTTTTTAGAATTACATCTACATGCTACTTGAGCTATGTTGTATTCTGGTTTTAAATTCAAATATTTTTGTTCTAAATATAATAATGTATCTCTAACAGAATCACATTTTTCTAAAATACTTACTGTAAATTTATCCTCCCCATATCTATTATATGCTCTTTGTAAATATAAAGAATGATGTTTATTAGTTCTCAGTTCGGATCTGTGCCGAATAATGCGACGCTTGAAATTATTTGTACTGCCTATGTACTTGTGGTTGTTTAATGTATTCTGAATCATGTATATTCCAGCTTCGACAGGCAATTCATTTATTTCACTAAATTTCAATGTAATCATGTTCCTTATTTTTTATGATTTGAGCTAATCTACGTTTATTTGCACGGGTTGCGACAAACTAGTACCTTGTTTTATTGATCAATAAGCTATTTTTCTTCGACCACAAAAATCTGAATTTATAGTAATCACTATGTTCATTTAAGAAGTATACTATCTTACCTTGTACTTTACTTTCGTGATAATCTATTCTTAAGCTTTTACTATCAAAATTCTTAGGCTATCTCTTCACAATACATAGCGTACCTAACCGACATGGCAACTTAAACTCTTTACTACCTTCTATTACTTCCTATTGAATATATTTAAAGTAATCAGATACTATATTTCTAAAAGTAGAATAGGGTATATCATATACTGTATCCTATTCTATATAGTTCTTGTAGCTTACATAATAGTCTGCAATAGTGTAAGATTTTCTGTTGTAGTTAAGTTTTTCAGTCTACATTATTTCTTATATATATTCTATGTATTATCTTGTGAATTGTTAGTATCGTCAGATGGCATCTGAGGCATAATCCTAAGTTCTTTACTAAAGATTAAATCTTTGATTGTAGGTATCATGTGTGCTGGAGCTGGATATGGAGCATTAGGATCAAAGCAATCTGCTACATCAGCAGGATTCTCAGGTATAATACCAATAGTAATATACTCTAATTGATTACTATCTCCATCTAAGTATATACGATTATTCTTTACCCAGCAAATATAATCTTTGCAAGTATACTTACGATACTTCTATGCTTTAGCTTTAGTTTCATCACCTATCTATATTAGGTTGCCGTACATATCTTTCACAAAGATAAGTCCTGGTCTTTTATGAAACTGAATTAGTTTAGGTAGTTCATACTCAGACTGATATAAAAAGTGTCCAGGAGTATCTTCTACTTTATCTAAGTGTACCATAGGAATAGTAGTTACATACATATCATTTATGTCATAACCTTTATCTATCTCCTATCTTATTAGATACGCTCTATATTGATGTATCCATTGTTCTATCTGAATCCTACTTATATGTTCAGATTCTCCAATGGTACTATTTCTCAATATCAATAGTATATCATCCACTATAGTGTTTAATGTATTTAATTTCATCTTTTCAAATATAACGTTATCTAAATAAAACGTATTCTTAGCATATTTTACGCACTTTCTGCTATAGGGTATACAATTGCACACATAGTGTAATAGCTCTTCTTTAAAGGCAAGGAAATGGGCAATAAAAAAGGCTAGTCTTAATGACTAGCCTCGTTCATAGCATTTTGCATATCCTGTGGTAGCATCTATTTCATTGGTGCTGAAACCATTTGACTTGCTTGCTTTATAATATTCTTTAATTCACTGACTTCATTCTAAAGCTCCTTTATTCGAGGATCTTCTTTTTCTTCAGGTTTAATATCTAACTTATCAAGTAGGTCTTGACATCTTTTCATCTCTTCGTCACATTTAGCGATAGAGTCTTTTTTAGCTTTGTAAATATTGTATTGATCTTGGATGATCTTGACTATTTCGTTTTTATTTGTGGAAATAGTAAGCCCAATAGAACTGTCACTAATAATGGATCTATCGACTGGGACTGTGAATTTTTTTGATTCTCCGTCGCTGGTAATAACGACATCCACTAATCTCTTTCTTGTTTGTCCAGGCATCTAAAACTAGCCTTGAGGAAGAGCTTCATCATACACGTTTGAAACAGAACTGACTGTACCAACACTGTAGCTAGTATTCTTTTTGAAAGTTCCCAGAACTTCTACTATATAGACATTATCTCCTGTTTTTAATTCATTGAACATCATAACAAATATAAGTTTTTGGGCTCCTTTTTTAAGGGAGCCCTTTGTTTAAACTTATGCAGCAGCTGTAGGAATATTAGCCGGATAAGAATTGATTAATTGATATGTCTTAGTACACTTGTTATAGTATATCATATATCTAATTGTCATCTTCAAATCACCTGCCTACACATCTTCTGCTAACGCACTGCGTAACATAGAAGTACCAGCTGGAGTAGATTCTTCAGCTTTAAGAGTTACTGGAAGATCTGCACTAGCAGTAGGAACTTCTTGTCTTACATCTAAGAAGAAAAGACCTTCATTTGGAAGTGCTCTCCATTCTTCTTCGTTAACATCATATCTTACTTCAGTAGTTGAAGCAGTAACACCTGTAGTTTTAAGTACTGGTATACCAGATATTCTATTTAATTTACGTCTCCGATTGAATCCTGTTCCGGGAAATGGAAAGAAAGGAAACGGAAATAATCTTTGGTTCGTATTATAAAAAGGATACATAATTACCTCCTTTCTATTAGCAACAACCGCACTGAGTATTCAATCCATAATTTTCACCTGCAAATGCACCATATGCAGCAGCACGTGCGATTTCAGGATTGTAAACTGCTAATTGAGGATACGGTACGCTTACTGTATTAGGCAACTTACACTTAATGCCATCTACATCACTTTGCAGTGAGTTCAGACGATTAACAATCGGTGCAGTGTTAGCCTGTACTGTTGCAGCGATATACTGATTCTGATTAGCCTGAGAGATCTGTCCCTTCAGAGCAAGATTTTCAGAAGTCAGTCTATCCATCTTATCTTGACGATAAATATTCTCGAAGTTATCGATCTTCTGAAGTATAGCCTGAGTATTAGCTAAGTTAGAATCACGTAAGCTCAGTGTATTCTGATTCATAGTGTTTACCAGAGTATTAGTCTAGTTACACATAGCCAACTGATCTTCATATCCCATCTTAGTAAGATTCAAGTTTACACTATCAATAGAACGCTGTGTGTTGCAGCAACATTCGGCGAGCTTAGAAGCTAAAGCAGCATTACCAGAAGTAATGGCATTAATAACTTCACAGCCTGACAATTTCACATCACAAGAGATCTTACTAACACCACTATTAATGTTGTTCAAAGCAGCAGTCACCGAGTTAAAGTCACAATTCAGTGTATTAGACAGGGAGCTGATAGCTTCTTTATTACCATTAATTGCTTGCATTAGCAAGTTTGTATTAGCGTCAGTATTCAGTTCAGAAGCAAGTCTACTGGCATCGCTAGCGCCTCTACCAAATCCATTACCACCAAATCCACCCCAGCAGAAGAACAGGAGGATAATCCAAATCCACCAAGCTCCGTTACCACCGAATCCGTAGTTGTTATTCATCATAGCCATAAGAGCTGCGGGGTCCATGTTACCTTTGTTAGCATTCTGCATCAGTGCTGCAATACCTGCATCGATACCGCGATCCTGTACAATAATTTTTTCTTCACCTAACATAATTGATTATTTTAAAATTGATTTTTAATTTTTTGATTAAAAACGAACATAGCGAATTGAACGTCCATGCCCATATTCCGAATATGGTTCGTATTCACGATTTCTTTCTTCTCTTTCGTAATCATGATCGTAATTATACTCAGAACGTCTACCCATCATACCTGACCTTCTTCCGCCTCTACGCATCATTCCATGATATTCGTATTCGTCGTCATCGTCATCGTCTTCCTTGTGACGTCTGCCATATTCTCTCTCGTAAAGTTCCTCTTCAGCGTTTCTGATTTTGTCACACATTATGTATACATAATAGTACCACATTTTGCCTTCTTCTATATCTTTATCACACAACCAAGCTTTTGCAAGCTCAACAAAGTGTTTAGGGTTATTAGAATTAGTCATATTAACTACCACTCTGTAATAGTCTGAGTATACCATATTTAATGCAACATACCAGTCATACTTATTGAATTTTTCATCCATACGTATGCCGTGCTGATTGGCTAACGAAGTAGTTTCTTCTATTGACCAATGTTGACCTCTAGAGCCATCTTCGTTTTCCATCTTGCTTACTGCTTTACGAGCCATTTCCTCGTCAAAGTGAGGACCATGTTCGGCTTCATAAGCCTTAATACGGAATAGTCTATGCATATTATTATTGATTAATTTTATGTTTATAAAAAACTAATGGCACTTATATACGTTATAGTATATACACCATTTAAAAATTAAAAAAGAAATGAAAGAAATTTGGAAACCAATTAAAAATTTTGATAATTATTTAATAAGTAATTACGGAAATGTAAAGAGTCTGTCAAGAACCATCAAAGCTCCAAGAGGGAGAACAAGAGTAATACCTGAACGAATATTAAAACCTGGTAAAATTCATCATGGGTATTGTGTGGTAGTGTTATCCAATTCACAACACACCAGTACAATGCGCGTACACAGGTTAGTTGCTGAAGCTTTTATACCTAATCCTAATAATTTACCTATGGTGAATCACAAGGACGAAAATACTTCTAATAACTGTGTAGATAATTTAGAATGGTGTACTGCTAAGTACAATACAAATTATGGTACAGGTATATATAGAAGATCTAAATCTAAAAGCAAACCTATCATACAGTTAGGTATTGATAACTCAATTATTAAAAATTGGGCAAGCGCCAAAGAGGCAGCAATTGAACTAGGATTACAACCTGGAAATATAAGCAGATGCTGTAAAGGAACCAGAAAACAAGCCTACGGGTTTATTTGGAAGTATAAGGAGTGTTGATCACTCCTTATTTTTTTGGTATCTCCAAAACACGTGTGTCTGTCACTTTGATAAGTGGATTAGAATTTATTATAGAGTATTTTTTTACTTTATCTCTCTTCCAATCAAAATGAAGAAAACGAACAAACCCATTTTTATACTTGTTACGATATTCTTTTTTCTCTTCAACAATAAGGATCTACTGATTCTTTAAGTCAAGTATAGTTGTTAAGATTGAATCTTTTCGGCTAACTGTGATAGTTGTCAATGAATTAAGCTTTAACTCTTTAGTAAAGTCAACCTCCTTAGTTATTATTTTAACTGTAGTTGTGTCTTTCATTTCTGTATTGATTACGTGAGCCTCTTTGAGATTCTGGTCTTTGACCTTTAATTCTTTCTTAGCCTTATTTATTGCCTACACTAAGCTATCTTTACTTAGTTTTAATTCATTAACTGTAAGCTATAAGACTCTATTCTATTTTTCAGTGTTGTTAAACTACGATTCGTAGTATTTATAATTGTTATAAATTTGAGATATACGAGCATCCTGTGTCTTAATTTTATTACCTTGCCATACACAAGTAAGACCTAATGCAAGCACTGCTGCTAATAATAATTTTGTGAATATATTCATAATAGTTGGTTTTAAACTAGGAAAAATAAAAATGGCGTACTAACAAATCAAATTTGAAAATACGCCATTATGTGATACATTCTCACTAAAATTATTTTGGAGCCTAGTATTCTGGTAATAAGTACTAGATCATCTGTGCACTCGATCTAGTCATTTTATCTACTAAGTCTTTGGTAACATCTACTTCATTAAAACCTCTGGTATAACTTACAACTAAGTTGCCAATCCAGTTATCATTTTCATCTGTCATTCTACGAATAGCTAATGTCTTGCATCCATTGTAAAGCATAAGTTGTTTCATCTTTTTATCGATGTCTTCCTTATCTACATCATCAATCCATATGTAATCTTTGTTTGCTAATTCAGAAGTGAACTTTGCGATAGTTGAGATCGTAATATCTGTCAGGTGAGGTTTCACGCTAGACACATCACTTCTCTTTACTTCTAAAGTAACAGAGATAAATAGAGATTTATACAGTGGATGTGGCTGAATTATGTATACTCTATCCGCTTTCAAAAAGTGTAATAGTTCCCATAGTTCACCGTATATAGTAGCTATATCTCCAGCTTTCTTTATATTCTTTTGTGATTCTTCTTTCTTCCAACTTTCAATTTTATAATCAGTTATCTTATTCTTTGTATATTGATTATAAGTAAACCACAATGCTGCGAAAGCTGCTATAGATGATATTATTTCTGGTAGTTTCTCAATTATTGATGTCAACATAAACTTGTTTCTAGCTAAAAAACAAATCCCAATCTGTTAGATTAGGACTGAAATATCTTTGATACTAATTATAAAACGGTAAGGGGTAGATTATGTTTCTACCCCTTTTCCTATATCAGTATGTACTAATAGCGTATTTTATGCAGCTGGTGTTTCCAAAGCAGTTACTCTTTGTGTTAAAGCATCAAGAGCGTCTTTTAGTACTTTACCTTGCTGTGCATCTAATGCAGAACCAGAGGCAGATGTAGTCAAGTTATTAACAATGTTAGTCTTGTTTGCTTGTGCAGCAATGCCAGCTAACTTGTTCTTTTCATCTGTAGTATAGTCGTTAGTACTTAACTGTTTTCCTTGTACTTTATCAACTTTATTACTAATTTTACTAACTAAATCCTTGTCAGCATTTGTATAATTATTATCTGACAATACTTTAGAACCATCTTTGTCTACTTTATCTCTTTGCAAAGTACTTACCGTTGCTTGTATTGCCTGAAGTGCAGCACTAAGTTCTTTAATGGCTTCATTTTGTTGACTGTTAGTACTATCGTTTAGTATTTTCCATTTATTCGCATTAGCATCGTAGTACTTAATGATTCCTTTGTAATTATTGGCAGTAGTGTCAACCCAATACGTAGTCTCAGCAGGATTTGGTGCTGTAGGACTTATTCTAAAACTTGTTTGCATAATTATAAGGTATCACTAACACTTTGAACATTATAGTAATTAGTCAAGTCTGTTTGTAATGACTTGAAGGCAGTAGCTACAGTATCAATCAAACCTTTATAGTCATTATTCCAAATATTGATAGATACACTACTGTTACTTGACACATTACCAATATTCATTGGAGCTTCTCCTTGTTTAATACTCACTTGAGCATTAACATCAGATACTACTTTCTTTGAATCAATATTACAAGTACCTTCAAAAGTAAGATTATCACTTGTGTAAGTATATGTAACTTGTCTAATTTCTTTTGTTACGTCTAGTTTATTCATTGTTTTAATCGATTAAAATTTATTTATTAGCAAATAGTTATCCTATAGACCTCTCACCATTTATAATAATGCCTGTAGCAGTATCTCCTTCTATTATCGATCTTCTAAATACCACTGTCCACTTTCCTTCATTATTTGAAGGAACTGTATACATCATAATTCCAGATGCATTTTTCCATTCGTTTTCTAGAGTCAAATGTGCGATCCTATTTGCAAATGGTTTCTTTGCTGTTTTATAGTTAAGTACAAGCTCAAAACCGGTCATCAAATTACGAATGTTCTCAAATCTGAAATATTCGTAAGTGTCTTTTCTAAAGACCCCTATTCTAAGATATGTCACATTGGTATTGTTTGCAGGGTTTAAATATTCTACAGGTATTCTATAATCATAATCATCTGGATTGTTTGGATCTGGAACTTTTATTCTGTGAATAGTTACAGGAATTTTATAAGCTTCAATGCTTTCCATAAACCCGTTAGATATTGTTAGATAATAATAGTAGGTTTCAGAATAGCCTCTTGCTGGCAAATTTAGTGTCTATACAGCCTGAAATTTTATTTTCTTGTTAGCGTATTTTTCGAGATAAGTGTCAACATTTCCATTACACAAACTTTCTATCTAAATCGGTTGTACTACAATTTCTTTGAAGTCTGGTGTACCAGGCATACCATAAGAAATTTGTACATTCCCTTGGCCTTCAGCAGATCTAAATAGCCAAGTAGGTATTTCTGGAAAAGTTATTTCCATATTGAACACAGCTGTACGATCTGTTTCTCCTAATCTAACATCTGTTCCAGCAGGAGTGTCTGTCCACGATAGTCTTTCTGGGTTTGCTTTTGGACCTAATGCATTATGATTATACCCTCTAAAGTCTCCCAATCTGTGATTATTAGTAGGAACAACATAATTAAACACTTGTACCTGTGTATTCCAGCTCGTATTTACAGTGGTACTCACAAAACCAGAATTTGTTCTTCGTTCAGTGTCAGTTAACACTGGCTTGTTTACAGCTAGTGGTTTCATAAATGACCACTTATTTACTTTAGAATTACGATGCAATAAACCAACATCGTGAGTACTAACACCAAGCGTATTGCCTACTAATGTTGTAGTTATACCCGAATTAGGAAGCATATTGCTCTCCCTCCTCTGAGACAAACCCAGTAACCATTACTTTATCATTTAGATAAGTATAGTCACATTCAACATCTCCTATAATAACCATAGCGTCTGAGATATCGATTCCATCGAGATCTGCAAATGCAATGATATCCTTATTCCTCTATTCCGAACTTGTTTTCGGAATTGTTACTATTCCGAACTTGTTTTATAACTAAATTCCCTTTAATTACTAACATATTAACGTGTATTATTATTCGTATACAAATAATACATGATAGGAGTTTTGGAAGTCTGCTGGTACTCTACTTGGATCAGAAGTAAATGTTTCTTTATTGTCTCCAGGTGGATAGCTTCTAAGATAAGAAGGACCTTCTTTGTAATTAAAAGAAGTAACTGTTAATGATCCGTTATTTCCAGCTTCAGATGTACCCCAACTATATACCATACTTTTAAGAATTGTACCATCAGTAGTAACACCAGAGTTTAATCTGTATGTACCTGAATATCTAGCAGTATTCTGTGCAACTACACCTTCTGCCATAGAGAATACATTTACTCTACCACTAACTTTAACAGCTGCGGTAAGTACTGGTTTAGGACTAACTGTAATAACAATTTCACCTGTTACAGGTAAGTAACCTAAAGAATTAAAATCATTTACAGTACCTGATCCAACATATATTCTAGTAGTATATACTTTAGTGTACGATATAGCTAGATTTACAGTAAATGATATTGGTAAAGATACGTTGTCTCCAATTGCAGCAGGAGTACTAGAAGTTATTAGTGTTTTTCCATCATACACCCTAGCTTGAAACAGAGTGGCTCCAGATACTTTCTTCCAATTATATGAACCAGTTCTTGGTTTCAAAGTAGTAGAATAAGTAGTTGTACCACCTGTTGCTACATAATTACCTTCACCTCCTCCTGGAATAGGCGCACTAGCATTTTGATTGTATCCTCTGAAATCACCCATTGCAGCTCTATATCTTCCACCACCTGAATCTCTTCTTAATCTAAGTCTAAGAGGCCCATCAACTTCTGTTGGAGGTATCCATTCTCCCGGTTGATCATTGGACCATATATTCCAGAATGGAGCAGCTCCATCTATAAGATAACCATCATTTATAGTTCCTCCTCCTTCCACTGTATTAAATGCTCGGCTGTTTACTCCACCAGTTCTTGCTCTACTTACTAGATCCATAAGTCCTGTTGAGTTTAAGCCTATAGTATTTTTTATATCAGTGATAGTTACAGGAGCTGATATAATACCATTTGATGTCATACCACGCCCTCCTCTATTTGGGCTACTTCCCCTGTAACTAATACTAACCCGTGCAGCTTTTCAGCTGTTATATCTCCAACTAAAATAGTAGCGTCGGTAATGTCATATTCATTGAGATTAGCGTACGCTACTATTTCTGTGGTTAACTCTTCTGAGCTTGTCTCAGAAGAGAATCTGTTCTGAGCTTGTCTCTTTCAATTGTTAAGTTTCCTTTAATTATTATCATGTTATTTTGCTCTAAATATAATAGAACCAGATTGATAATTATCTCCTAAGTATCTTGCTGTATAATTCACATAGTTATTTGAAGAAGTCTATACACGAGTAAATGATTGCGAATTGAACGTATACGATTCTCCTTGTGATAACATTTCTCCAATTGGAGCAGGAGATAGTGATTCACCCATACCACCTAAAAATGCTCCCGGAGGATCTGATTCAAGCATAACTGAAAAGCGAGCTTTCTCCCATGCACCTTTAATAGATGTAAATGTACACTCTAAGTGATATTCGTTTGCGAATTCATTGACAACTTTGTATTTAAATTTAAAGCTGTTAGGTTCAGGTTTAGCAATTGTTTTCACCACGTGAGCAGTCTCTAAATCATTTTGATTAAGTGACATTATAGTAGTATTGACACTATCATAAGATTGTGCTGATGCTTCTGCAAAAGAGCAAACCATGTATACATCTACTTTACCATCTGGCCAGTTAGGAACATTTAATGTGACTACATACTCTTGTTGTTGCATCTCCATAACAGACTTATTCAGAGTTCTAAATCTAAGCTGTCCAGTAGACTGGTGACGTATGATACATCCAATGTAACCTCTCTTAATGTCCGCTATTTCATTCAATGGAACCTGTGCATTCTGCTTAAGTAATATAGAGCACCTGAATTCACTGTTTGGATACAATCCTGGATCTGGGTGCATGCTAAAGATAGCTGGTGCATTATGATCATAACCACGGAAATCTCCCAATCTAAAAGGTTCACTAGGACCTCCTGTTGGTTTATCGTGTTGCCACCTTGCCATAGGTTGACCAATTGGCGGTAATGCTGTAGAGCTACCGGTTTCTGGGAGTTTTATCCCCCAGTTACCGTTTGCTGCCTTCCACCAATTCTATACACCATCTACATTACTATAAGGCTGCTTCACAGGTTTACGACCACTTAGTATGTTAATCTTATCACTAGTACATAACTGTGAAACATTATGCGTACTAATGCCTAAGGTATTACCCACAAGAGTAGTACTAATATTAGTCTAACCTAGTGCTGCCATATTATTTATTTACTAATTGTTTGTACAGTTGTTCGTAACTGAATACTGCCATATCCATATTATTGTCTGCTACAATAGAAAAGAAAGCATCTTCTGAAATATGATCAGCTTTAATATCAATATAAGTATTGTAGTAAGGAATAGCTACTTCTGAGAACTTCGTGTTATATGCGGCTTCTACTTCTCTGTAAGCTTTCTTGTCTTCCTCTGAAGCTCCTTCTTTCTCAGCTGCTTCTTTCAATTTATCAAAGTTTTCAGGTTTATCAAGACTTTCAACAGTAGTCTTTCTAAAGTCTTCAATTTCTTTAGTTACTTTTGATAACTCGAGCTTAAGTTTAATTACTTTAATCTTATCTTCTTTACTAAGATTGGTAATCTTAATATTACCAATAAACGGATTAAGTAATTGTTCAACTTCAAATCTACTAGCTTTGATTACATTTTCTTTAACTTCTTCCTGTTTATCAGTACTCTTTTTATTTTCTTTCATCGTCTTCTATTACTTTGCTTATTACTTTTAAATGCTGTTTGCCATGTACTTCCATAGCTCTCACTTCAAAATAATCCCAATTAGTAGTTTCATCTAACATTAATTGTTCTCCTCTTTCATGAGCGTCTTCTTCAGTAAACCATATACTATCTACTTCATCAATGCCTTCTATAATTTCTGAAGCAATTACCACATATACTTTCATACTGTATACTTTTAAATAATATGTATTAGTACTAATTACTAACGTATAGTAAAGTAAGAGTATATATAACAATTAACATTTATTACAACTGTTATGCTTTAAAGTAACTTATTTTATTATCTGAATTGTCATAGCAGTCAATATGAACCCAGTTCACATCTTTCTCTAATCTAATCTTATAAGGCAATTTGTCTTCACTCTCTGCAATTAACTTTCTAATATCTTCAGCAGATACATCAGGTGATGTGAAATCACATCCTTCTCCTAATACGTGTGCAGACAAGTATGCTGAATTCTTACTCTTTACTATCTAACACATGTTGCATCTTAGACCTCTTTGTGTATAGTTAGAGGAGTTGTTTATTGTCATAGGTTTCTGTAATATATCTCTACGTATTACTAGTAAAGTGTGAAGTAAAGGTGTTGATAAGAACATCCAAGCTGTCTCACCAAACTTACTATATACATGTGGGCATACTAGTTCTTTAATACTAAAGTACTGTTTAAGCTCTTGTATAATCTATTTTCTTTCCATTATTAATATAATTTATGTATATTTAACGTAATTAACTACGAGTTGTAGTGTTGATAGAATCAAATATTACAGAATCCTATCGCTCTACTATCTTAGAACCTATTAAATCAGCTAATAGATTTAAGGCAAATTCTTTACCATCATCATCCATTTTATTTAGTTTATTTAGTATCTATAACTACATTACGTATATGTGTTCTAATAGATCTCTACTACTTATATTTTCTAATACTTTATACATATTTATATTTATTTAACACAATCTTCAACAGACACTAGAGAAGTACAAGCATTGTATCCAGAGTTAGTATTAGGCTAGGATAAGAGTCGCCCATATTTATCTCTGAATTACAATGGTTGTACTGCTGTATTGTCTGCATAGTTGAATCATGTTGAAGATGAAGTAACTACGTTGAAAAACAAAGTAAAGCAATTAGAAAGTGAGGTTACTCGCTTAAACGCTTTACTTCCTTCTCAAGGAATTCAACACGTTTCTTAAGTAGAGTAACTTCATCATCTACATCATTTAACTACGCAGCTAAGACAGCTGTAAGGGCATTATAATTCAACGATAGATAATGTTCCTTATCATCTGACATTAAAACAGTCTCTGGGTATAATATCTGTACTTCCTGTGCAATGAAACCTATAGACTGTTTATTGTCTTTTATATAAGTCTTTGGAGTTAATCTACCTCTATATTTTAATGGTTGTATATTACTTTTAAGTCTTACATCTGAATATGCAGTTACCTCACCAGATGCAACTACACTGCCAGTTACTGATAGAGTACTTCCAGTAATTGTTACAACATAACTTCCTGTAGTATTGTTTACATCTCCGTTTCTTCTACCTATATACATGTTTCCATCCTAATTAGAGTATATTCCCCAGGTATATTTAGCATTAGCTAAATTAATGCCTATGTGGTTAGCGTTGTATAGCTTTAAACCACAATGATGACCACCAATTCCCCATTGTCTAAATCCTGAATTATATAATACTTTATTATTATAAATACAAACAGAGTCACTATCTGTACAATATATTCCTCCTCCATAAGTTTGAGAATACCACCCAGTAGCACCGTCTGTACGTATCCAAGATGAAGCCCTAATATCACCAGATACATTTAGTTTATAAGTAGTATCAATTCCTCCAATAGCAACATTACCTCCTCCATTACACATCTGTAAATGTTGGCTTGATTTATGCTGTAGGTACAATCTAGAGTTCCAGTTATTTATCTCAGAAGAACACCCTCCATCATTTCCAGAATTATCAGTCTCTATACAAATATTTCTACTTTTCAAACCAATACTTGAAAAGAAGGTTTGAGCTGACCAATTGACACCATCTTTATTACTGTTATAGGCAGTCCATACTTCATAATTCGTGCCATAAGAAGTTCCATTAGAATTTTGAGTACTTATGCCAAATCGAGGAGTTCCGTTTCTAATAAAATGTAGTGCACACATTGGAAGAACATCGTTTCTTGAATAACCATTAATCCAAAGCGTATCAGACCAAGGTCCTCCAAAACCAATACCAGTCATGGCAACTCTAAGACCCATGTTCTGATTAAAATAAGTTTGCGGATTAGCCTGAGTTCCTCCTATATAGGCGGTAGGAAAATAAGCTGCGCTTCCGCTTATATCTCCGGTTATTTTATTCTTAGAAGTCAAATTAGTAAATACCGCAGATCCATTTGTTCTTATACTCCAATAGGCTTCGGCAGCACCATTAGCAGAACATAAGTCTTGACAGTATACCCAACCTGAATTTCCAGAAGAACCTAAATATAGGTTGTGAGTTATAGAAGCTACTCTTTGACTAAATATTTCTACTCCATAGATTTTCCCAAATTGCCAAGTTTCAGTTCCTAACATAGAATTATCTCGTGATATACCAGCTTTATACGGAATTAATCCATTAGATGTAGTACGTATCCAAGCATTATCTTCATTTCCAACTAAACCCATTCCATAGTATCCATTCTTGTTTATAGCTCTGATATAGTTGTCGTCATGTCTATTCATAGAAGTCTTAGGAATACTTGTTACTTTTGACAATCCGGCTTCAGAAGTAATAATAGATATATTATATGGCTGATTAACATAATTACTCGGTACACTTTGTCCATTAAATACTTGATATACATAAACCTTAATATAATTCCAATTATAAGATGTATTACCAAGTAATATACAACAGCCACTTCCATCGTGGGCTACTCTTACAGCTCCTTCAAAGGCTCCATTTAATTGATAACTATAGTTATGATATGACTGAGAGCTTGAATAATTATAGAAACTAACTGTAATTTCCGAGCTTCCTCTACCATTATATTCATATAACATAATCTTATATACGCCCATAGTATTAGTCCAACTAACCGGCAATCGTATCTTCATAGTTCCAGTTACTGAGCTACTTTGATTATCCATTATAGTGTCAGTTCCAAAATAATTTATTACGGCTCCAGTGCCTGCTGAATACTCTGTGGCTACTCTCGACATATTGAGTTTTCTACCAAGAATCCACGGAGCTTCAAACCAAGGTTCATTTTCTGTAGAAACTAGTTTAATTCCTGCTGGTGGACGATAACTATCAAAATCTGTATATGCAAAAGCAACTTCTTGAGCACCATTTTCTTTAAATCCTATTTTAGTTGGAGAATTTATAGATGGATTAGCAGGAATAACTGGAACATCTATTATTAAGGGACCAGTCATAGTATCCCCTGTCTTAAGGACATATTTAGTGTCTGTTGAAGATTGTGTAAGATACACATTACTATCAACTGAACCGTCGGCTTTGAGGAATTGCGAAGCAGTACCGTCAGATTTCCTAAACGTAGTAGACACAATTCCACCTTGGAAAGTTTTAGCAGCAGTAATATTCTGAATTGTATTCAGAGTTACATAATTATCTAAAGAATTTGATTTAAGAAATCCCTGTGAATTTACCCATGCTTGTGTAGCATATCCACTTAAAGCAGTAGTAATATCTCCAGGTGTAGCTAAATTAGGTAAAGTAATAGTACCATTAACAGGTTTATATACAGTACCATTTAAAGAAATATTACCACCTCCAATAATAGTTCCATTCTTCCATTGTGAAGTAGCTGAATCATATATAAGCGTTTGCCCATTAGCTGGTGAAGTAATAGTAACATCATCTAATCCAGCAAGAGTAGTAACAGATGGTTGGGTTTCGCCTAAACCATATGCACTAATTTCTCCTACACTAAAGAAATCGTAGTTAGCCTAAATACTAACAATTCTTCCCTGTGAGTCTTTCTTTATAGTAAACCAAGTATTGAAATCGCTTATATTGAGTTTGCTATTTAATGCAGACTACAACCCACTAATCTTACTTATCTGTAACGTAGGTATATCACCTTCAGATAAAGTAGTACCAGATACCACTCTACCATACATATCTGTAGTAATCTTAGTGTATGTACCAGCAGTTCCTATTGTACCTAATGATATAGTTACATCTGAAGATAATACTCCGCCTCCAGCAAGTCCACTACCGGCAGATACTCTCCTTGTATTAGGTACACCATCAGTAATGCCATAACCAGCCAATGTAGTAGGCTTACCTGTGATACTAGCCCATCCCCAAGTAGTAGGTTTGTTTAGTAAATTAGCCCAAGTAATATCAGACTTCTTAGCGTAGTTATTATTAGTAAGATACTTAGCTAACTCTGTTTCATTGAGACCTACGGCATTCTTATCTATATTTATCCACTTAGTACCATTCCATTGAAGCAATTGACCTGAGGTTAGTTCTGTAAATAGTACATCTTTCAGTTCATACATGTACTGTGCACCTGTTGGTACAGTACCTGATGAATATCCATATGCACTAATTTCTCCTACTCCGTATAGATCTTTTTTAGCTTTGATTCTCCATAGACTAGGATCTGAAGCACTGGCAGATTTATCCCATTCAAACATGTCTTCTAAGGATACAACTCTATCCTCTACTCTATCTACTCTGAGACCAATGTTATTGATCATCTCAGTAACAGTAGTTGCAAAGTTAGGGTTATTACCTAATGCTTCTGCAATCTCTTTTAAAGTGTCTAGAGTACCTGGAGCTCCACCAATAAGGTCATCAATCTGTTGAGTTACATATGATTTAGTGGCATAATTTGTTAGATCTGGAGTAATAGCAGACTGTGGAATTGCATACCAGTGAGAGCCATTGTATGATAGGATAGAGCCTACTGCTGCACCCTATACTTTGTCTCCATCTCTAAGCACATCAGCACATTCGTATAATGCACCTGCACCACCTGTGCTTCCTCCACCAGTACCAGCACCATACGCTGAGATTTCTTTGTGAGAATATACATCTAATTCAGTATATAACTTACCATCTTCATCTACTTTCCAATACTTATCCTCCTGTAATTTTTTTATAGCGGCTTGTAACTGAGATTGTGTTACTACAGCATTAGTATTAGTTTGATCTGATGATACAGTAAAATCAAGACCTCCGCTACCGTTAATTGCAATAGCAATAGGGTATACTCCTGACATATTAAGTATATCAGTTTTATTCTTTGCTTCTATTATTAAGGTATCAGAACCGTTTAATCTTACTTTTGAGTAAGCGTTCTGATTTACTTCAGCTCCTTCCTAAATACCATCTAGTTTCTATTTCTAAGCATCTGTTAGACCAGTTCCACCACCCTATTGGTAAATAATAGTGGTTCCACCACTTTGTACAGAACCATCTTCTGTAGTCTAAGTAGTAGAACCATTATATAATGGATTAACTGTATATATGTTATTTCTATTCATTTTTTACGCTAGTTTGTATGCTGTTATTTCTCCAGTCGAAGTAAGATCTCCATTAACACTTACTCCAGAAGTAGTCAAGCTAAGCTGTTTACTACCGTTAGCCATTCTTACATTTCCACTAGTAGTTAAAGTATTTACTGTTAGGTTAGTAGCAGTTCCATTTGTAGACTGTACAAATCCAGTAATGTGACTTGGATTTATAGTCTTACTAGAGTCTGCTTTAGCCAATTCTTGCCACATAGCAGTAACGTCCAGACCTCCTGCTCCTCCACTACCACCACTTGATACAGTATAGTTGATCCATTTACTAGTAGTGTTATCCCATACTAGAGATTGTTTATCTAATTTGTTACTTATTCTAACGTCTGACAGATCTTCTAGTTTGTTAACTCCACCACCACCTACAATTCCACTTGCTTTAACATTAGTCCACCTATCACCGTCAAACTACAGTATATCATTTATGGCTGCATTTTTAATATTAGTATCTAACATAGTAGACAGTTTATTCACTTTAGATAGATCTAAAGACAACGTGGCTACTTTATTAGCTATATCAGTTAGAGTAGCATCATAACCATTTACTTTATTATTTACATTATAGAATTGTGATAATGGAGTATAGGTATTAAGTTGATTAGATATACTTTGAACTGCAAGTGTATTAAGTTCTACTTGTGCTTGAATCTACTTAACTAACTGGTAAAGTTCGTCTATAGTCATATCTTATTAGTTTTTTAATGTGCATTCTAAGTCTTTCAATCTATTCATATGAAAGATTACTACTCCTAGAATCATCTAATAACTACATTATATGCTCAGCACATACAAAGTTAAGCATGTACCATTTCTTATAGTTTAGATTTACTTTAGTTTCATAATTTAGACCTGCACCGATTATATATGTGTCTTTATTCATATTGCACAAGATCCATTACAACAGCACTTACACTGTTTATTACAACCTCTAATTACAGTATTGTAAGTATCTACTGATCTAGATAACTTACTTAAATTTAGCATTCTATCCAAGTCTATGTAAAAGTTAACAGCATTGTCTATCATATTATTCTGTTCTGCATATTCTAACAGATCTTTCTTAAGTATAAATAATGCCATTCTTTCTTTTTGCTGTTTATCTAAACAAGTATTACAATGATTAGTTAGAACATCAATCTCTGCATAATACAGTTGATCTTTGTCATAGTAAAAACCAACTTCCTATACTCCATCAGCGGTACTAATAGTAACAGTAAATGCACTTGTAGAAGTACCTTCTTCGAACGGTATACTGATTTGAGTTACACTACCGAATTCTTTTACAGTCGCTTGAGTATGATTGGTAACTACAGCTGAATAAGCATTCTTAAAGTTATCTAAGTTATCCACATACACTGCTGTTACATTCATAGCTGACTTCAGCTTGATCTCAATTGTTGTTTCTGTTTTAGTTATTTCCATATTACTTAAATAAAAAAGGGAGTTAGGGTTTTACCCCTAACCCCCTTTACGGTACACTGAAATTTAATATTATTCTACGGCTGTCCCAGTAATGAAGCTCTTGATACCTTTACCAAGTACTGTCTCAGCAAGTTTTGTAGTACCTTTCTTAACATATAATTCTGTTAAGATCGGAGTAGTCTTAATGTACTGATTATCATTGCTCAGATACAAGTTATCATTTTCAATAGTAGCATAGTCATAAGTATCACCAGCAACTACTTTTCTAACCTGTTCTACTTCAGGATATGTACCTGTAAATACATGTCCTTTGTAACCCATCTGACGTGCTTCTCTGTCTCTAACTTGTTTCCAATAACCTTTACCAGCTTTACCAGCAATTTTAACAATAGTTGCACCAGCAACCGCTTTCGGGAAATTGCTCAATAAAGCACCCGGAATTGTTTCGTATAAACTAACTTCCATAGATACAACGCTATATTCATTGATAGAATATACACCTTCGTTGTCATCTTTTTCCATAGCGGTCAAAGTAATAACGGCAGCAGAATTAGATGCCGAAATGCGACGATTAGCGTGTTTGTTAATCTTATTTACAATAGCTTTAGCCAATGCAGTAGCATCATTAGATTCAGCAAATACTTCATAAGTATGTGTAAACTGCCCGGGATCTTCATACATATCTTTGTAAACGATACGCAGAACATAACGGTTACCAGCTGTAATAGTAGCACTAGTCAAAGTAATAACTACTTTTTCCTGAACTGGAGCTTCGTATTCACCAATTACAGCAGACGGATTAGAGTCTTTCTGAATTGCATTAGAAAATTCAATGTTAGCTTTTTGTTCAGTACTGCCATCAGGTTTAGTTACAGTTACTTTATCCTATGCTACACCGATATACAGCGTACTAGCTTTTACTGCTTCGGCAGCTGTTTTGATAATTTTTCTATCTTGATCAAACATTGCTACATCACCAGCAGCCAAAGCGTCAGCTGTAGTATAAGAAGCAGGACATTTTTTACCGATAAGTACGGTACCAACTCTTGTAATCATAGTTTATATTTGTTTAGTTAAACATTAATTAAGCGCTTTCTTGTTTAACATGCTTACCTTCTACTTTCATTATTTCAGATTTCCACGTTAGTAAGCGCTTATTCTTTATTCCATCACATTAACTTCATTGTTATATGTTTGGTATCTTGGATTAGCCTGATTCTCTAAGTATAGCTAAGCTGCTAACTTTACTATTTCTAACTGTGTATGTTCAGGCATATCCGTATATTCAGCAAATGGTTCTTTGTGAATATCTATTTTGTTTGGTTTGCGGATGTAACTAATAGTATATTTACTTACTTTATATTTACCATCCGTATATAGTTTAATTAAGTCTCTAGCGATCAACTTAATAGGTCTAGCTTTAGTATAATGCAAATGATACTCTGATAGTGAATTCTCTTTGATTCTATCTACAGTTTCTATGGTACCTTCTATAGTATCTGTATAATGTACTATATAATTACCTTCTTCATCTTTTTCCCAGCAAGGTATATCTACTCCATCAGCAGGCTGTATACCAGCAGTATCACCAAGTAACAGTACATAGTTTTCTGGCAATGTTACTGTATACAGTGAGGGATTTACTGTAGTAATAGCAGCATCTTCAAATGATTCTTCTTGTACTAAAGTACGAAGATCGTCAATGCGCTTTTCAGTCTATTCAAACCCTTCTCTCTTATAATTCATAGCAGAGTAACGAGTCTTCCAGAACTTATCTAGACCAGCATTTAAAAAGTATTCAGTAGTATTTGTAGTAGGTTTACTTAAGTTATCATCTAACTTATTAATCTCTAATTCAAATGCTTCTTGCAGGGCAATGTATTTCATAATTAGTCTTGTTTCATGTTAAGACGATATCTAGCCTCAGTAATAAACATTTCTACTGCGCCTTCTACAATCTCCATATGCACGTTGTCAGGTAATTCACATTTATTTAATACATTAACGCCATCAACGCCAATTACATCAAATTTCTTTGGTTTACGATAATATACTAAATCAAGCTTCTTAATTACAGTATATTCGTCGTGTATGATATTAATGTAAATATTTTTCTATGTATCAGCATTATTGCCAGCATTAAGTACCACATACGGATTAAGCATAATTGCTTTGTTATAGTAAGTAGAAATTATCTTCTCTACATCATCCTCTCTAATAGTCTTGTTAGGAGTAATAACATATTCATTTTCTTTGGTGATCTCATTCTCTATTTTATAGTTCTTAGAGATCATGCTGTTACTTCTGATATACAGAAAGTAATCTTCAGGTAATTTGACTCTATCAGATACTTTATCAGTATTCTTAGCGTCTTTAGCATCTACTTCGTAAAGACCTCTTACAATCAATCCTTTTAATGCATCTGCATTCTTTTTCTGAGCTCTAGTTCCATCTAATACCTAGTCTTCTTGTAGGTAATTTATTCTTACATATCTTTCAGTATAAGCATTCAAGAAGGAAAAGATAGTATCAGAAGTGAGTTTCTCTTTCAACTCAAAGTCTGGATTCATTAATGTAATTCGTCTTTCGAACTCAACCTACATTTCACGTGCTGACATATTCTTGTAAATTATTTATTTGTAGCAACTACAATATGTTATTCTTGTAAATTATTTATTTGTAGCTTAGTTTCTGTACGCCTAGACTCAATGTTTTCCAGAGCAATTACTACAGCTCTATTAACTGCTTCATATAATACGTATTCAGGTACTTCTGTAATATCCTTATTATATTCTTTGTAATTAATCTTCTCAGGATATTTAACATAAGTAATGTCAACAGTATAAGGAGCTTTCATACTAGTTGTATCGATATATATCTTTAACTAGTTATCAGCAATAGTAGCCTTAGGTGTTGGAATCCAGGGATCGTTATTATAAGTTTTACGGAACCTATCAGCTGCTTTATGATCTACTAGATCTACATTTGCCTAATTACTGCCAAAGTGTAATACTGCATTTACAAAGAACAATCTATTGTTAGTATTACTTGAATCTTTAAAGAAATCAGACATAGTAAGTACATTAGAACTAGAGTCAAAAGTAACAGCTACAGCATTATCAGTTTTTACTAATCTTTCTAAATCTGCTATTCTTTTGACACTACCTTCAAATGCTTCCTGTCTAGCATTAGATCCAGTAAACTTATTGCATAATACTTCAACATATCCCTGCATCAGGAATTGATCAATTTCTTCTGGTGTGAATGCTGGGCAGCCACCAAACGCAACTGCCTTTTCATTCTTATCAGCACCAGTTTTAAAAGCAATATGTAAATCCTTTATTGTCATATTTACTTAGATTTTGTTTCTTGAAGAATGGACATCTTAATATCTTGGTTCTTCTTATCATTCAGATAAGCAATAGCATCGTCAATTCCATTTCCAATCATTTCTGTACCGTAGAAGTATTGTGTACGGTTACGTCTAAGGATGTTCTTAGAAAGAGCGTTCTCAATCAAGAACTGAGTTTCCTTATTAGGATTGTTAACCCATTTCAGCATAAACTTATTCGGAGACAATTCAATCTGCTCATTCATCTTAGCTTCAACAAGTTCATTAGAAAGGTTATCTGATTTAATACCATACAGACGTAAACACTTACGCATATCTTCAATAGACATCTTATCAAGTTCTCTATAAGCCTCACGCTTAATTTTATGGAACTTGTTAGTCTCTTCAGCTTCACTAGTAGCATTAATCAGCAAGTAATCTGTAGCTGCGTTCTGTTTATTAATACCGTCTGCAACTCTTTTGTGTCCTTTCAGGAACAGATATTTAAGTTCATCTTCAGGTTTTTCTGTTTTCAAAATAGTATCCTTCTTACCTACTTTGACTGCATATGTTTCCCAGAAAGAACTACTTGGTGACAATGTACCTGGTTCGTACTTTAATTCTTTTTCTAATCTTTCAGCGTCTTCAGCTGTTAATCCGGTGTATAAGTTTCCTGATCTAGTCCAGTATGAACCTATATAATCAAAACATTTGTCCCATTTGGTTAAATTTGTCCAGGGGTTTTGTTTTACAATTCTAACGATTATTTCCATAATATTTAATATTAGATTATCAAGTTAGTAAAGAATGCAGCCTGCTAGCCTCAGGCTGCTTGTTTAATTTCTTCAGATTTCCATATAAATTTCACTCTCCAATCACCAGGGTTTACTTCTTTTTTTAATTGCCTTCCTATAGTATTTCTATCAATTCCTGTTATTTTACTAGCCTCTTTAATAGAATTATACTCTCCAATTAAATTAAAATCTGTATCATACTGGTATATTTTTTTACTTTGCCCTACTGTTAACTTTAATAAATGTTCTCTTTGTTTATCTGAGCATTTACCAAGTCTTGTTTCTGACATTTTCTTTTTAGTCTCTTCAGAAACTTTTCTACCAAGAGCTTTTTGTCTAATCTTCTCTTTAGTATCTTCAGAATGTTTTCTTCCAAATGTACCATCTCCACCTTCTGTAAGATTGTATCCAATAGACTTATCTGTAGAATTGTATTGTTTAATCCAGTATTTTTCTTTTTCTTTTAATTCATCGTAAGTATCAGCAAAATCTATAATTTCTAAAGTGAAATTATCCTCACCATACTTAGCCATAGAACGATGAATTGGAGAAGGCTCCCCGATGCGAGATTCATACCAATGATGGCGATATCTCGCACCAGAACCTTGGTTAGTTATCCCTATGTAAATCTTATTAGTTACCTTATTAGTTATTTTGTATACTTCGTTACTTCTGTTCATAATATAAATCAAGTTTATATTAATATAACGCAGCTTTCATAATAAGGTTACTTTTATTTAGACTTATTCTGCGAGCATAACGAGCTCACCGCAAGCTCTGGGATCCCTCAACATTATTCCCATTTCGCCCAGGATGTATACAGTATAACCGTCCTTACCATTAGATCTCAGAGTATCTTTAGATTTAGCATATCCAGACGGAGCAACAGCACCACCAGTATACCAAGTAACGAATTCACGATCTTTACGAACTACCTTAACAATGTTAGCTTCACCATCACGTCTACCCAGATCAAGGAATGTCATACGATATGATTCCAGCGGTTTCAGAGTAACAGGATGTAACTGACGATTATAAGTAGTATCATCATACAACGGGAAGTATTTCAGCGTCAATTCGATACCATTAGTCATCTTATAAGTCTTGAACTGACCACCGAAAGTCAAGTTATCACCAGAACCTGTTACAAATACTGTGTCGATCAAGTTCATATTTGTTGCTTTTTCTTTCAATACACGGTCGAATTCACGCATACCCATTTCACCAGTCAAAGCAACAAACTTACGTTCGTTAGTACCAAGACAGTTATAAGACAGGTCAGCTAAGAAATCTTCCAACAGTTCAGCAGAAAGACGAGTATAGTAACGTCTGTTAGACGGAGCAATCTGTTCGAGCAGACCAGCACCAATAAATACCGGACGACCGTTAGAACCCTTCAAGTTACAAGAACCATCTTTGTTTACATTACACTTCATGTAAACCAACATTCTTTCAGTTCTCTTATACCATTCACGAAGTGCAAGCCATTCCTGATAGTCAGCCCACAAATAAGATGTTTTGCCTGTTGCAGGATCTCTCAGAGCAATCGCCATTACATCTGAATAAGCAGAACCTGTGATATCGTAGTTGATACGAACAGTAGTCAGGTAGTTACGCATCTTGAAGTGAGTGCTGTAGTTCAGGATATCACCTTCTTCTGAGTACTCTTCATAAGCAGAAGCAAGACGAGATACTTGACAACCAGCTGTTAACAGATCGTGAGGAATATAAGAAGAAGGTTTACCGTCTGCTACAAAACAAGTATAAACCCACAGGTTACCATCCTGATAAGGAGCTCCAGAAACACGTACCTGGAATTCTTTGTTATCAAATTCAAGAATAGCACCAGAAGCAAACATGTTTTCTTCTAACCACAACATGATAGGTGTATTACCTAAACCAGCTGTTGAAGTAGCACTAATGGCTTCTCCCTGCCATTTTGCATCTCTAATTGTTACGGCTCTATCTGCATCAATCATTACAGGCCATTCCCAAGATGCTTTGTCGATAGTCATTACGTTTCCAAGACCACCGGTAAGCATATCTAAAGAAGTACTATAACCATTGTCTTTTGTACCAAATACATAAGACAATATAGTAGATACCTGATAAGGACTTTGCTGTGAAGCATAAGAGATCTTATTTGTATCAATCAGATCAGAAAATCTTTTGCCTTTGTATAGTACTAAATTATTAAGAATATTATTATCCATAAAATACTAGTAATTTTTATTTATTTATTAATATCATTATACACGAAGTTTGCGTGCAAAGGATGACCATAATGAAGTATCATCTTCTGATGATTTTACTTGTTTCTGTGATTTCTTATTGATACCACTATTATTCTTCAACGAGTTCTTGAAACTGTCTATAGCTTTCTTTTTACCTTCTTTTTTAGCTATGTCTAGCAATGTATCACCCTTCATAGTAAAATAAGCTGACTCAATCAAGTTCTTGATACTCTTAGCATAATCTTTTTGGTATCTAGTTTTGCCATCAGCTTCAGGTCTAAATATGTATTCCAGCAGAACATGTTTATCCTTTGCAGGAATAGCAATACCACGTATATTATCTAGGCCTTTTATTTCCTTGACAACGTTGTCAAAAAATGCCTGTTGGTTCTTTCTAGCAGTCTCTGCCTGCTTTTTCTGATCCTCCAATAGCTGTTGTTTCTTTTCTTCTCTAATACCTTTAAGAGCCTCTAAAGCATCTTCAGCTTCATCTGAAAGAATACCAGCTTCATCATATTTAGTCAGTTTCTTCTCAATCTGTTTACTATTGAATCCTTTCTCTTTAAGGAATTCTTTAAGTACAGCTTTCTGATTTACTTCATCATCTTCAATGTCAATATCATCCAAATCTAGAGGAGCATCAATAGATAAGTAATCACGAATATCTCCACCATTCCTTACAAACTCGTCTAACTTAGCTACTTCTTCATTAGCATAAGTAGGTACAGATGCTTCTTCAATTACTTCTTGGAAGTACTCAATTAACTCTTCCGCTGTTTGAGGAACTTCGTCTTCATCGTCAATTTCCCAGTTCATCTTTTCAGCTAATGCTTTGAAGAAAGAAGTAACCTGTACATCTCCTTCTTCATTGTCATCATCAGAGTCATCTTCTTCGTCTTCCTCTTCCTCTTCAACTTCTTTTTCTTTTTGTTTAGAAGCTTTCTTAGATTTCTTAGGTTCCTCCTTTTCTTCAGTATCCTCTTCGTCCTCTATTACTTCTTCCTCTTCATCATCTTCGATTTTAGGAGTCTTCTTTTGTTTAGCAATATTTTTTACTTGCTCTAACTCTTCGTCAGACATCTCTTCAAAAGACTCTTCAATCTTGCTGGGATCTATGTCAATATCATCAGAATTTTTACCTACATTAGGATTGAAACTACTAAATACTTCAAATCCATTCAATGTGTTTTTTTCCATAACTATATTGTTTTATTTATTTATTGTTTTGTAAAATGCTTCTACAAAAATATTTTAATTGTTCTATAGTAAGATCACTTTTCATTTGATTTACAGCCATACATACTAACTGCAAATTGCCTTTAATATAACCTTGTTTAGGGTCTATTCTATCTACACTAATATTAGTAGGAACTCTCCCACTATCAAAGTAGAATGTCATAGGAATTCCAGATAATGCACAAATACCGCTTTGATGTATCCACAATTCATTTAAGTAATCTTTATCTATATTACACTCTATATTTTTCTTTCTAGCTCTATCTTTTAAACCGTGAAATCTTTCATATAAAATTCTATCTAAATTTTTACTTCCACGATTATTTTGTTTATGTCTTAAATATGCTTCTTTTTTGCATTCTTTACATCGATAGTCTTTTTCTGCTCTAAACCATCTTTGTTTATTAGCATCAAACTCTTTTAAAGGTTTATACTTTTTGCAAGAATAACATAAAAGATTGCCTTCTTCATCAAACTATTTTAATTTAGTTCTTAGTCTTCCTTTCATTTCTTCTTTCTCTTCTTAGCTATCCTGCTAAAGTTTTGTGCAAAGATTGCTCTTTTTCTTGTTAGAGGATTCTTACTGTGAGTTAACTCTTCAGTAGATTTTCCTGTTCTTTTCTTTAAAGCATTAAATTTGCCCCTGTTTTTCTTCTTTATATGGATACCACCACTTTTATAAGTTGGTATCGGATATATTGGGTATATACTGTCCATTGTTCTTAGTATCGTATTGGTAAAGATTATATACTCCAAGACCAGTTAATCCAAGATATGGCATAGCATTAAACATTTTGTAAAATTGATCAGGGTCTTTATGTAATTTAAATAATTTCTTTAATGAACCGTGCGCTTCAGGGTGTTGTAGATAACTATTGATCTGCTCCTTAGTAGCACTCTATGTTCTTTTATTAAGTATGCCTAACTAGGCCATATCACTTCTAGCAGTATTTACAAATGCTTTCATTTCAAAAGGATTAGTGAGATATCTATAATTATACTCAGATATCTTTTCAGCATTACTAACTGCGTTATTATATTCCTTAAATAATTTGAAATGCTTTTCTTTCCCTGCTTCCCACAACAGCTTATTATCTTTAATATCAAAAGTACCTCCTGGATTCTACATACCATCAACTAAGTGAGACATTTCGTGGTAAATAGTTCCTTTGGTAGCATTGTTCTTTCCAGCTGTTACTACATAGTCTTTTAGTTTTGCAGGACTGTTTTCTACAGCTATTTCGAATGCTCTTTCATCATCTGGAGCAAAGTTAATTTTACCCTAATTATCTATTCCCAGATCTTCGTATTTTACATAAGGAGTGTTTTGCATGTATTCAACTGGATCATTATAAGCGTCTAGTATTTTCTTATAAGTATTCTCATAGTCTGTACCATATTGAGCATCTACTGCTCTAGCTTTATCAAAATACTCTTTATTTAAATCTCCTAGTACTTCGTTTCTAGCATTGTTAGCATCACTAATATCTGAGATTTTGTAATTTGGATCACGCAACGAACCTTTCTCCTATTGCATTTTCTCTATTACTTTATTTAGCTGTCTAGTAAATCTATCCTTATTAACAGTAGGCACTGATCTACGAACAGCGTCTGTGGATTCTCTTTCAATATTCTTAGCAATTCCACGTACACCTCTGGTGATAACTTTACCTAATCCAGTTCCTACTACTGGTATAAGACCCAATGATGCAATACCTAAACCAGCCCAGTCTTTGTTTAATACTGCTTGAGACATATCTTTGACAGTAATGGCATCGCCCACAGGAGTAAGATTAGCGGCATCCTCTATGTCAAAAGCAGCTTTAACCGCACCTGTAGCTAGAGGTTCACCTGTCCATCTATTTACTCTACGACCATTATAGAAAGAAGGATAAGGTGGTTCTTTTTTACCACCTACTTCTCCACCATCTTCATACTTCTATAAATTCTTCCAGTCTATATAAGATGTATTTGGATTCTGTTCTTTATACATCTTATACTATTGTATTCTTTGTTTAAACGCCTATCTATTCATTGTTCAAAATATTCTTTGCCAAGATACGTTTTTGTTGTTCTAATAGTAGCGTGTTTGGTGTAAATGTCTACAAATATATGGAATTCTGGGTGATAAAGAGTAGTTTCAAGCTGTTCGTAATACTTCATATCATCAACATCTATGATTGCAGTTATACCGCTATCTACAAATCCAGACTTAAGTAATTCATCAATGTATTCTTGTTTATCTGTTCCTTTCACCCATTCCATATTGTTTAATTTTAATTACTAATATTATTTGCTTTTCTTTCCACCTTTACCTTTGGTAGAGCTGGATTTTTTACTTCCGCATGCCATAATTAATTCTCCTTTTCTTTAAAGTAAATATTACCAGATGCAGTATCGATAATCATACCAATATCTTGCATCTGTTTCAGACTAAGTATACCAAATATTTCATAATCTGTATTTTGTTTAATAGACTTCTTTATATTATCTATATTAGTAGCTACAAACTGATACAACTTATGACCATTTAAGTCTACATCTAAATCTTTAGTATGATAAACTTCTGATGCTTCTCCACCAGCTCCTACAATAGTAGAAGATAGTTTACTGCCAAGTTTATATCCTAATTCTTTAGTTTTTGTTATATCCACTAAAGCAATAGAAGCGCCAGTATCTACTAAAAAGTATACAGATTTACCATTTACTTTCAAAGGCAGTAATAATCTATTATTTACTACACTTATCTATTGATCTAGTTTTTCCATTACTTCTCTCCTACCACTTTGTTTTTCAGGGATGTTTTTGCTTTAAGTTTTTCTCTTTGCATAGCTGCTTCATCCTTTTGTTTTTGTAGTTTCTAAGCAGCTGTCAACTTCTCTCTTTCAAGCTGAATCTTCTTATCTTCAATCTTCTCTTTCATCTACTGTTCACGTATCTTAGCATTGAATTCAAATTGTTTACCTGCTTCTTCAGATGCCTACTTACGTTCAGCCAAAGCTTGTGCTGCTATTTCCATAGTATCGGGTATACCATTATCGTTCTGATCTTGATCCTCTAAACCTCTATGTGCTTGAAGCTGAGCAACTGTGATCTTAGTAGCATTATCTGTATCTATCTTATACTTTTCAAGATCCATCTCTGCTTCTTTTATCATCAATTCCTCTTCCTTAACTTCATTTTGCATTTGGATCATCTGCTGTTCTCTCTGAGCCTGTTGCTCTTCCAAAGCTTGCTGCTGTTCCATACGCTTCTGTTCAATATCTTCTAAGCGATTCTTAATCATATTAATGTTATCCATTGTAATGATTTCGGCGATATCTAATAGACTAGCACCATTCTGCATAGCAGGCTGCATAAGCTGTTTAAGTGCTTCTAACTGTTGCTGATTCTTAGTAGAATCATCCAAAAAGATATCCATATCTTCATAGAAGAAGTCATCATTAAGAGTCAAGAATGCACGTGTAGCATCATCTAATACATAATGTATACATCTCTTATCACCATCTTTCCATGCAAACTTGGCAGTATTGAGTAACATGCTTAATACTTCTTTCTTTACTTGATTGTGAACCCAGAACAATGGTTCAGTAATGTGAGCAGATTGTACTACAGATCTTTCAACATTGCCTACTAATTCATTAGATGAAATTGCTCCTTCTCTTTGTTTAGTAACACCAGTAATCTCAGATACCATTGATTCAATCTTATCCATCAGATTAATATATTGATCAATAGTATTAGCCATAGTAAGATCTAATGCGGTAATCTGATTGAACTGTGATGGCTTACCACCTTCTCTACCAGGTATGTCCCATCCTTCTTCATACGGATTTACAAAGTTAACACCTAAAGCACCTAAGTAATGCATCCATTTTGCTACATCAATATTCATACTTTTAGGTATCTAAGTAATATCCATGGTTACCACTTTACCTTTATCTCTAGCCATTGCTAGTTCAAGTCTATACCATATTACAATATACATATACTGTAATGGTTTCATCATACTAACCAAGGACCTAGGAGAACTATTGGTATTGTTGTATACTACGCCAGTATAAGGCAGTTTTTGCGAATTAGGGTTATCAGCTGAGATATGTTGATACTCAACTGGCTGTATACCTATATACAGGTCTTCTCCAACTCTGTATCCTTCCCATACTTCGATAATCCATGTCCATTCTACGTTAACTTCCCTACCTGTAACTTTATAACTTTCATCTACTTCAAATTCTTCTTCTACCCCAGTTTCAGGGTTAATGATAGTAACAAATCCAATCTTTTTAAACGATTTCCAACAACAATGCCATACATTAATATTATCAGCATTTTGAAATGGGTTAGAACTAAAACCATTAATAGTTCTAGTTTTAATATGCGGATAGTCTAAAGATGTCTTACGAACCTGTGGATTCAGTCCTCCTCTAGTACCATCATCCATCATATCCAGCAATTCGTTTAACTACTTCTCTGACATTTTATCATAGAATCTGTCATAGATCTCCGTAGCAGACATATTCATTTTACGACAGCACCAAGATGCTTCGTGAATGAATTCTAAATCAGCAGATTGTTCATAACTGAAACTCAGTGGATTTACTCTTTCAACATAAGGTTCCCCATTAATTACTCCTACATAGTAAATCTCTTCTCCAGCTATTAATGCATCCTTCCACCCCTTGAAGAATTCATGTGTAACATTTAACTTCTGCTTCAAATAGTTTAGACTATGCTGTGCTGCAATTTCTGCAATATCTTTATAATCTTTTGTTAAGTATTTCTGTATCTACTCAGGTGTCATTATCTCACCAGACTGTAAAGCCTCTTGATATCTAGCCTATTCTTCAGGACCAAGTTTAGACATAATAGATGCCTATACATAATCAATAAGTAATTGCTTAGCTTTATCCTATAGATTACTAGTAGCAATATCACTAGTTCTTACTACTCTAAAGTTGAATGGGCGCTTAGTCTCTTCCCCAAGTAATAGATCTATCTTTGGTTTAATAATGTTATAATCCTAAGCAGTTGCAGGAAACCCATCATCTTGTTTAAATGGGTTAGTAACATACTTTAGATCTTTTTCATTGTATATACTATTATACAGATCATAGTATGTCTGCATCTCTTCTTCCCTACTCCTACTGCTACCATTTCTGGAAGAGGCACTGTGACCAATAATATAGTCTACATTTTGCTGTTTCCAGTCTTCTGTTTTCTTACTTGCTGGTATTTTTTGAGCAGGCATGCAATTTAAATTTTTCATATTACTCACTATATTTCCAATAATATTTACAACATTTATGTCCTCTATCACATGCTGATTTTATAGAAGCTGCTGCTATATTATAATACCTTGCAGCAGCATTCATACTATTCCATTCTTTATAAAAGTTATTAGAATATTGAATAATTTTTATACTTCTATTATCTGCACTTCTTTTGTTTCCAGTACCGTAATTTTTATTATATTGCCTACTACACCACTCTAGATTATCTACACAGTTATTCAACTTGTTTTCATCTTTATGGTTTACTTCTGGATAATCGTATGGATTTGGTAAAAAAGATTTTGCCACTAATCTGTGCACAATGGTATTTATATGTTTGCCATGTAAACATAATGTTACACATAAATACTGTTTTCGTACAGTCAACCGCATTATTTTCTCTGGAATAGTATAACTATATGATCTTTTACCATTATTGACATATATAGTCCTACTAGTAGATTTTATTCTACCAATATTAGATGCCTAATACCCAGGAAAATCAGGAATGTCTTTCCAAATTTCTTTATTCATAATTAAAACGTATACGTATTTGAATCATTAAATAGGTTAGGCATACTTGGTTCATCTGACCACTGTTGCGCAAATATTGGTCCATCAAATAATATCCTATTCCTATTCTCTTTAGTCTTTTCTTTAACAACTAAATTATGTAGTTGTTCTTTATAAATCATTAGCTATATTAACGCGCATACTCTATCGAAATTGCCTTTGTCGTTATAACCTATAAGTTCTTCCAATAGCGGTTCTGATAGTATCTTGGTCAAGTTCTTTTTGCCTGGAGCATACTCTTCATTAAGCCAATCTTTTATCATACCTTCCCCCCAGTCCTTAATCTACTTATTGATATGGCAACCCTTCCTACGCTATACTTTAGAGTTACCGACAATATCATTAATGATGTCAGGTTGATCTGCTAGTAAGTAGTCACAATGTTTAGCAGTAAAGTATGGGAATATACCTTTACGCTCATTTTCATACATTAATCTAGCATTATAGTAAAGTAATAGTTTACGTGCATTCTCGTAGTATTCTTCTGCGGTAGAAGGCCTTCCAGTATACTCAGCAACAATTATATCGTAATACTCTTCAAAGCTCTAGAATCGCTTGTAAATGAACATAGAGCCTAATGAATTAGTACCAGCCTAATCATGGTCATATGGGTCCATACCAGCTATGTATAATCCAACAGGTGCATCCTATACTGGGTGTTCCCATATTACTATTGAACCAGTAGGATCATCATCTTTACTTAACGGATATTTAGTAATATCGCCTCTCTTCTTAGGTATCCACTTAAGTAAACCATCTTCACCAAATACTAAATCGCCTACTTGTTTGTGATTTTGTAGGCTACGATTGGTGCGAATCATAGCTAAATGTGCTTGTAATTCTTTCTTAGGGAAGATATTACCATTAAATTCGAGCATTGCTTCAGCAGGTGTAATGGGTCGCTCTGCTACATATCTATCTACAGCTGTAGTGCTAGTAGCATTTTCTATTACATCTCTACGTAAGTCTAATATTCTGTCTATAGACTTTTTATGCAAAGTATTACCATCTACATCCATATACAGACGATTACCATTATCGTCCACATCAGATATATTAGTATACTGTGGTACAAAGAATCCACACGGTTTATCTCCTGGGTTTTCATCCCATATATTCTAGAAGCCTAAACAGTTATAACCTTTAGGATTGTAGAACATATCCTTCAATGTATCAAATGCTGAAGACGGATCACCGCCAGTACCAAATGCCAACATAAGACCATATGCTACACCATCTTGTTCTACAGAAGGTCTAGCAATCTGCCATGCTGCACCTAGTTCACTAAATGAACCTGCTTCCTCAAATAAGATAAGCTTACCAGATTTACCACGTACTACGTCAGGATTGTCTTTTAGAGTAACACCAATGATTTCGGATTTGTAACCTAATTCTATTTCATTACCATACTCGTCTTTAACATTAACTGCTGCACGTTTACGCATCTAAGTATTAACAGATCTTTTCTTACCCCAAGCTGTATTCTTATCAATAAAGTCCATGTAGTCCCACGCTTTAGTAAGAATACCATCTTCAGTAAGATACTGTTTATTTGATGCATATATGTATGTTTTACTATCCGGTATTAGATAATAGTTACGGCAAGCCATAGCTGCACCTTTAAAGGAGTAACCACGACGTCTGGCTTTTAGTACACACATATGTGTACCTGATTCTTCAGCTTCCTATATAGCAGTAAAGTAATAGTAATCATAATCCCAGAAATCAGCAAATTCTACTTTTTTTACTTTACGTTTCTTTTGATTACCAAATCTATCTGTATATGTTTCATACACTACTCTAGAGATAGGACAATAGTTCAAATAAAAATAGTTATACCCGCTTATCCAATCACCGTCTTCAGCAGTATAACCATCTATACAATATTTAATTTCCTTGTCCCAGAATTGAAAATACTCTGTAGTATTCTTAGGGTAGGAACAATAAGAGCCAGTCTCTATGTACTATAGAGCTGGCTTTCTGAACTTATTGCTATTCTTAATAGGCTTATAAAAATCAATCTTGCTTACTATCTATCTGTCTTCCATTATCTTCTTTTCCGAATATCCAATCCTCAAATTGTTTACGTCTATCTTCACAATATTTTTTCCATACTAAGTAATCACTTTCCCACATCCAATCACCAAGTATATCAGGATAGTCTTCTTTAAGTAATACCTTATCTTCCATATTTAAATATTGAAAAGGGAGGTATTTAACCTCCCTAAATGTTGCGGGAGTTGGACTCGAACCAACGACCTTCAGGTTATGAGCCTGACTAGCTACCAACTGCTACATCCCGCCATAATAGAGTTATACCACTTAACTCTATAAAAGTGCCTACTTACGATTAGGACCATCATTAGCTGTGTTTACTATTGGATCAAATAGTAAGTGACTTAGGTGGTTACGTTGATGCGCGCTCATCTTCAATGTTTATTGGTACTCCCACTAAGATTCGAACTCAGACTAAGAGGGTTAGAGCCTCCTGTGCTAACCATTACACCATAGGAGAATGTATGCTTGACTTCTTTTAAGACACTCAAGCTATGTCTAGTCATAACTTTACTATTGAATAGTTATTTCTTCAAACTACGTTTTACAGGTTTAAAGATTCTCTTATACCACGGAGAATGCAACAGATCTTGGCGTTTAGCTTCACATTCTGCAATAGCTTCAAAAATATCTTTATTCTCGTCTGTAAGATCCAGAACTACATCTGGCATTGTAAAATTGTTCTTCATATTATTTTCAGTGTTAATACTCAATAAAACGCTTAATTTTATACTAGTTTCCATGTAATGTTTTTTTTAAACAAATTAATTTAATTCATAAGGATTAATCTCAGCATTACCTTTTACTTTAGTACTAGATAACTCTTCACTCTTAACTGCTTTCTCAAGTAAGTCTAATGATTTATAGACATTACCTACGCTTGTCATACCAGCTAGAATATCTTTAATCTTCTTCTCGTCTAGTATTTCATCTAGTGAATCTCTATAGTACTTACTAATACTATCTAACTTCAAACGCATGTTAGTTAACATCTGTAAAGTATTAGTATTTTGAAATCCTATGAATTCTTTTTCACATTGTATTTCATCTGGAGTCAGCTTATAGTTAGCATCACCTAGTAGTTGTTTCTTAAGCCTTGGTTCAATATTCTCTTTATCAGAACTAAGTACATATGGGCTATCCCATTTATTCTTTAATACTATGTAACTGATTATATTCGTAGCATGTTCTTTGTCAGGCTTATCAGCATCCCACACCTTTTTAAAGCATGGGATACCTAAAGCATCTGAATGTATTACTACTTTACCACCTAGTATATCAAATAATTTCATAAAATATTTTAAGTGCTGTTAATTTAATAGTAAGCTTACTAGTGGTTGTGTATTTATGTATGATTTTCATATTGCTCTATCTCTATCACTCCACGGATTAAAGTCTTCCTCAATAGGGGGATTTTCTTCATGAAATAATATCATACTTTCCTAGTATTCAGATAATACTCTCTTGTAAGTCTATCTACTATTTCTATAGCTGTGTCCAGTGGGCAGTTGGGATTTACATATTCAGGATTAGTTCTATACTTACAGATTATCTCCTGATACTTCGCTATTTCCTGTTGTAGACTCTCCAGTGTTATGTTCATCTTTTGCTAATTCTTTAGTTTCTAAAATCAAATCTGTACCACTTTTCTCTTTCTTATCTGTACTTCCGTAACCGTTTTCTCCTCTATCGGTACTACTTAGTTCTTCAACAAATACAGGAGTAGCTTTATAGTAAGGTACTACTACCAGTTGACCTATCTTATCTCCAATTTGGTATACTCTAGGAAGTGCATCTGTAGTAAGTTTGAACTTCATCATTAACTCTCCTCTATAACCCATTTTCGAGGAGTTGTTATTCTATAAGGCTCTTTATCCTTATATTTCTGTTATTTATTTTGTTATATTAACAGCTCGGACTATATCTTCACTCAATATTTATTGAGGCAGGGCACTCGTGTCAGCATTACTGTCTCGTAAGACTCGGCTGTTAGTCTCTGAACCTTCAAAAGCATCACTGCTTAAGCTTGGCTGCTGATCGACCTCTTCAGGCTTTTCCAGCAATTCACCCTGTTTAATGACTCCAGTTATTTTACCAGTATTAGGATCTCTAATTATACTACTAAATAAATTGTGTATAGCAGTATGTTCAGATTTTGTTACTGGCATTAGGTTTTCTATTCTATTGTCTGTATGATCAAAATTTATGTGATGTACTTGTGAACTCTTCTTTAAAACAATTCTGTTATTAATGTTTTCAAAATATTTATTGTTGAACAATCTGTAATTTTGTTCTACAAGTAATCTGTGTTCTGCAACTCTACCAGATTTGTCTGCTCTAGGATGATCTGGTATGTACACTAGTGTATCTAATAAATTATTATTCCTTTTAACTATTTTCTCTCCTTTAAAGGAGCTATTTAATTCTCCCTTTAATCCAAATTGGTGATTATTTTTTCCAGAGTAAAGTAAAGCTTTTAACTTGTTACAGCACTCTTTACTGCACGTATTGTGTTTATTCTTATTTTTCCTATAGTTTTTTCTATGAAACTTTTTGCCACAGTATTCACAAACACAATTCAATTCTCCTTTTAAGGATTCCTGTCTGCAATTTATAGAACAATATTTTGCAGTATTTTCTCGGCAAGGAATAACTTGAAATTCTTTATTGCATATAGGACAAATTTTAGTAATCATGTTTTTGTTCTTTTAAATTTGTCTATACAAACGTAATAAAATAGAATAGGTTTTATAAACTGTAATTTAAACAGCTATTAAAGTTTAGAGTCAATTGTACCAACACAATTTGTCAACATGATAGACTTCTTAGAAACAGAACTACGCATTAGAAGAAAACCTACCATGCCTTGAGGAATCTCTACTGCTACATCAGTATGATATACTAGTACTACTTTACCAGCTTCATCTAATTCCTGAGTTAATCTGGTACATACAATGTCATAACCAGCATCTGTATCATGTGCTCTGACTGGTAATACTCCTTGCGATTCTTTAATAATTGGAGTACCGTTTTCATCTACTCCTTCAACATAATTAAGTTTCTTAAATTTCAATACTGATTCTTCAAATTTCATTGTCTGTTCCATTATTATTTTCTTTATTTGTGTAATTAATTAAGTAATTACTAATTCTTCCTGCAACCCAACCAACTAAGTAAGCATAATGTTCATTACCTGCTTCATAATTACTTTTAACTATTCCTAAGTAATCGAATATACCATCTGCAACATGAACTGATTCATGTGGAACTACTTCAGATACTGTCTCTTTAGCTAATTTAGTGTTGATCAAAACAAGTAAGCCAACTGCTCCTGTTTTCTTTTCTCTAACACATACTGTTATGCCATCTACATTATCATTTGATACTACGATATCTCCTGAATTTTGATCATTTGAAGCATCTTGCATTGTATCATAACCATCAAACAACTTATTAGCTTCATTCAAACATTCTACTGTACCAACATATAAATACACCGGATATATCTCAGGATCGTATGCAACTATTTTAGCCTTCGTTTTCTTCATTTAATCTTCTATATATATTTGCTATTACTTCATTACTTAACATATATAAGTAACAGTAAGTGTAATCATCAAGATGGTATTCTTCATCAGGAGTAATTATCCTATTACTTTTATCATCTAATTGTATCTCACATTCTTTATGTAAGCCTATAGGATAAGACATTTTATAATAGACCATTAACTCAACTAGCTGTGTTCGCAGCTCCTAATTTAGGTCTTTTACTTTCACTCTTCTTATCGTCTTCATACTTCTTCTTAATCTTTATCTTACCTAAGTAAGAGAACATCAGTGTTCTAGTATCTTCTTCATCTGAGATTACCTTATTAGCAAACATAAAAGGATGATTGCATATTACTTCTATTACTTGATGTGGTAGGTTATATTTCTTACTTAGTTGCTGGTATATATTCTGTGTATTCTTTTTCATCAGAAAGATGTCTAATATTGTAGAATCTATTAGTAAGTAATTGATTTAATCCTTTATTACTATCTACAGTATTTGGTCTGATAGTATTAATAGTAGCTAAAACATCCTCAGCTCTGTCTATCCAACCTAGACGGTTAAGTAACCGTAACTTAGTTACTTCTTTGTTAGAGTATTTCTTCTTCGGTTCTAACAGTACTAGGCGAGATGTTCTTGGATTACCAATCATTGACATTGTTTCGTCGAATACGTAAAACTTATTATAATCTAACTTTTTTCTAGTAATAAATGACCAAATCTTTTCATACCATTTATATTCTTTACCTAAGAATATAGTTCCTGGTTTAACTTCAATTTGTTTCATTTTTCAATCTTAATATTAAAGTGATCTGAACTCTATCACCAATTATTTCAGGTATAATTGCCTTATTAACAGTAATTTCATCCTCCACTTTTCCTTGTACTAACAGACCTTTTTCTTTGAATCTCCCTATATATCGACTTAAATTGTCTGGAGTAATTCCAAGTTTTTGTCTGATATATTTTCTATTCTCTGTATTAATTACATTCTTACTATGACCAGGGAGCTTTTCGTAATTAACGTCTAGCTCGACTAAAGTAGTCATAAGTTCTAGCTCCCTGTCAGTAAGTTGCAATACTCCATTTAGAGAAGTAAGGAATTCTTTGTAAAGGTCAGTCTTATTGACTTGCTTTACCAGTTTATTCATTTTGCTAATTCCTTAATTTTATCAAGCAATTTGGTCATATTATAATAAACAGTCTCTGCTTCTACTTTAACACAAGTAGGGATAAGACCTTCATTATACTTGCTCAATACTTCATCTAAATCACTATCGTATTTCTGAAGCATTGTATCACAGAAATCTTTGATAGCTTCAAGTCTAGTATCATTGTTGGATGATTTCATTTCAAGCAAGTAACCTTTCTCAACCAATTCATTTGCGGTATCTTCATCTACAGCAACAAATCTACTACTGAATTTATCCTGAACATTAAGAACCAACAAACCTTTTTCGTTAGGCTCAAGCATATCACCTTTACGTGCTGCTGCAAATGATTTAATTACTTTATAACTATTCATATTATTAATCTTTTTTATTTAAACCTTTGACTGCTAGTGTGATCATAAGAGCACATAACAGTACTACTAGTATGTCTTCCATAACTGACTATAAAACGGAGGTGCAATAACGATGTTAATTTTAGTTAACACATTTTAACATTTAAAGTATAGATAAAATAAAAGGTAGCTTTGAAAGCTACCTTTAAACAATTAATTTTTATAATCATGAAAAATTTAACGTGCCATTATTTATTAACTACGGCAATCACGTCGTAAGGTTTAACCAACTGACTATTCTTATATAAATCAAAGTCTTTTGCAAACTTCTTGTTATATACTATAGTACTTCCAACCTTATATGTAGACTCTTCAGGAGTAGTTAGACAAGTAGGTAACGCAAGTACCACACCTTTTAAGAATTCAGATTCAACATCTTTAGTCTCTGTCTTAGTTTCATACTTCTCAAATCCATCTTCATCTTTCTCACCTGTTGGAATCTGTGTAGTGATATCTTTCTTAACCATTACTGGTTCTAAAGGCTTAACCAATACATCTTTCTCAAATGTATATTCCAAGTTGTTTACAACTGTTTCTAGTATTTTATCTTCCATGTAATTATAAACGTATTATTTCTTAGTATGTTTCACTTCTTTAAGGATATTGCCACCATTTGAGCAACAAAAATGCACAGCTCTAGAAGGACACTTTGTTAGATCACCAAATGCACAGCCATCACAACTACCAGACTTATTAGCTTCAATTAAGTACTGTTTACTATTTATCTCAACTGGTATATTATTCTTAATAATCTCAGCTAACTCTTTATCGTATATGTACATTACTTTTTATTTAAATCTAAAATTACTTCTTTGAAAATATAACCCTGAGTACAGTAAGAGGTTCTATTTGCATCACATCCTGTATTTAGGAAAGCACAACCTTTACAGCTACTTTGATCTGTCTCCATTGCTAAGAAAAAGTCTTTACCATTTACATCTACATATTTACCCGGATATGCAATTGGTCGTCTCTTACTAGTATTTAATATCTTATTTGCCATAGTATATAATTATTATAAAGTAATTAGTAAAGTAAGAGTAGATTATTAGTTAATTAGTATGTATATACTATGTAATTACTAACCCCTCTTACTCCCCTATAAACGTATAAGTTCTTACTTAGGTTGTACTAACTTGTACTATAATTAACAGTTTTTAACTATTTACTTATTGCCTATTATGTAATAGTTAATACTTATTAATGTGTAGATATACTGCTCTATTTACTACGTTTTATAT